CGGGACGATGGTTGGGGCGTCGCTGACGACTGCGGGAACGGGCCTGACCAACGGCATCTATCCTGCTGGCACGGGGAACGGCACGGCGGCGAGCCCGACCATTACGATGTCCGCCGCCGGCGGCTCAATTGTCGCAACGGTGAATGCAATCGTCGGCGGGGCGATCAATACGACGATTGCCATTACGGCGGGCGGAACGGGCTACACGCGCGCGCCCATCTTGCAGATCGGCCCGCCTCCGCTTGGCGGGGTCCCTGCGACGGCGTTCTGTACGGTGTCCGCCGGCGCCATCAACGCGGTGACCGTCACGAATCAGGGCGCAGGCTACACGGTGGCGCCTCCGGTGACGGTGACGCGCGCACCAGGCGACACGACCGGCACAGGCGGCGCGCTGACAGTGAATGCGACACTCGCAGGCTCCGGCGGCTACACGGCGCTGACGGTGGCGAACAACGGCGCGGGCATGACCTCCGTGCCGACGTTCACCTTCGCGCCGACGACCGGCACCCCGGCTGCAACTGCCATCATGTGCTTCACGATCACGACGGGCGTGGCGCAGACCGCAGCATCGAACCTCGGAACCGGCAACATCGGATTTGCAATCGGCGCGTTGGCTACGGCGCAATCCATCAACACGAATCCGGCAATCACCACGGGGCTATTCGTTCCGCGTCCTGGTTACACGGCGTTCAACACCACGGCCACGGGCGGCGTGACGTTCTTGGATGGCGGGCTGCACCAGATCATTCCGACCGGCATTGCGTATGCCAGCGACTCCAACGGCACGATTTCCGCCGCTATCACCATTGTCGCGCAGACCGTCGGCGGCGCGGCGTCCGACCTGTCGTACCTGCTGCCGCTGTAAGGTTCCACGTGGATCGAAGGGGCAAACTATGAACGGTATCGGGTGGGCGGTTAAGGAGATGCAAGACGGCGCGCGAGTGGCGCGTTCCGGGTGGAACGGAAAAGGCATGTTCCTGTTCCTCGTTCCGGGCAGCAAATTCGAAGTCAACCGCCCGCCGTTGCTCGGAATCTATCCTCCCGGAACCGAGATCACTTATCACGCGCACGTGGACATGAAAACGGCAACCGGCGACATCGTTCCATGGCTGTGTTCTCAAACTGATCTGCTCGCTATCGATTGGGAACTCGCATCATGATCCGCCAGCAAACCGTATGGGTTGCCAATCACGGCGACAAACCTTTCCGCGACCGCTACAACGGCGAGGACTTCACCATCCCGGCTGGTGGCGTGGAGGAAATGCTGGTCGAAACCGCCGAACTCTGCCTCGGTTTCGGCGAAGAGGACAAGACGCGCGTCATTCGCCGGCTCGGGCTCGCCTTCACGCTGGACGACATGCCGAAGGCGCTGGAACGGCTTTCGGAATTCTCATTTCATCTTACCGAGAAAGAAGCGCGCGCGCATCAACCAATCTCCGGCCCCTCCGTCCCGGCTGGTGATGACGAAACCGGCGCGGGGATGACTGCCTACCCCGCGCCGGGAGTAGCTAACGGCAGGGTCGGTCCACTTCAGAAGCTCGCAGCCGCTCGGCAAGCGCAAGCGGGCTAACAAGCCCGCGCAATGGCGCTAAACCAGTACGTAATCCAAGTCCAAAGGCTCCTGCACGACGCAGCTGGACAGTTTACGAGCGTCGCGGAGATCGGCGACTACGTAAACGCCGCCCGCACGCGCGTAGTCCGCGATACCGGCTGCAACCGTCTGCTCCAGACGCTCTACCTATCGACTGGCGTTGAGGTTTACCCATTCGGTTCCGTGACGGGCTTCCAGATCACATCGCCCGGTACCGGCTACGTCACCGCGCCCGCCGTCACCATCGCCGGACCGGGAGTGACCGGCGGTGTAACCGCGACTGCCGTTGCCACAGTCACGGGGGGCGCGGTGACGGACATCGTGGTGACGAATCCGGGGACGCTGTACGCGAGCACGCCCGCGGTTAGTTTCGGCGGGCCCGGAACCGGCTCCGCGGCAACCGCCTACTTCATCAATTCGAGCACGATTGACTGCGTAAACCTCACGGTGTACTCGGGCAATTCGCGCATCGTGCTTGCCTACCGGGACTGGTCCACCTTCAACGCGCTCGCGCGCAGTTTTGTCGGAACCCCCGGCAGGCCCGTTGTCTTTTCCATCTACGGCTACACGCAAACGTACATCGCGCGCATCCCGGATCAGGCGTACAAGGCGGACTTCGATTCGGTGCAGCAGCCGCCGCCGCTCGTGGATAACACGAGTCTGGAAGTGATTCCGATTGTGATGCAAGACCCGGTGCAGTATTTCGCGGCGCACTTGGCGAAGATCAAGGCGCAGAAGTGGAGCGAAGCCGAGATGTTTTACCAACGCTACAACAATGAAGTCATCAAGGCGATCAACTCGGCGTACACGCGTCGCCTGAAACACCCTTACGCGGTTTCGTGACATGGTGAACGCGCGCGCACTCGCTGCTGAAACGCTAGATCAAGACCTGAGCGTAAAGGACTTCGCCGGCATCAACACGCAGGCGCAGCGCACGGCGATTGACGAGAAAGAATTCTCCTGGCTTGAAAACGTGATGCCGGTCGGGTATGCGAACCTGCGCTGCATTCCTGCGCCGACGCTGGTTGCGACGATTCCGGCGGTGACCATCAACTATTGGAAGTACGCGAATATCGGCAACGTGGATTTTCAATTGTGCTTCAACGTGGGCGGCGGCGGGCACGCGTTGAACCTCGCCACGTTCGCCGTGACCGTGATAGCGGCGGGCGGCACGTTCGTCGGGCAAGTCTCAATCGCGCAGTGGAAAAACGAGCGCGCGCTGATCGTTGCTGCGAACGGATACTGGAGTTGGGACCCTATCGGCGGGCTTGTGGTGCTCGCCTCAATCACCGGGGCGCCTGCGTTCGGCGCGACCATCGCCACCTACGCGGGCCGCGTGTGGGTCGGGTTCCTGCGCACGATCACGTTCTCAGGTCCGAACAGCTATCAGGACTTCACCACGGCGAGCTCGGGCGGCACCTTCATCGTCACCGACGAAACGCTGCATTCGAACATCACGGCGCTTTTCACGGCGAATAATTTTATCTACATCGCGGGGAACACGTCGTTCAACATCGTGTCGGACGTGCGCTTGGGCACCGGCACGCCGACGCCGACGCTTTTTTCCAACACGAACATTTCCGCCCTGATCGGATCGACGCAGCGCATGTCGATTTTCGCCTACTACCGGCTTGTAGCGTTCGTCACCGATAGCGGCTTCTATGTGCTCAACGGCGCGACGCCGCAGAAAATCTCAGACAAGCTGGACGGCGTATTTCGGGACTTGGTTTATCAGGACTTAGTTTCAGGGGGGCCGGCGAACATCTACCAGATTTTGTGTCTCGCGTTTCTGTTTCGCTATAACGATGCCGCGCGCGGCGAGCGGGCGCTTCTAGCGATTCTTTTCAATGACAAGTGGTTCCTCGCCAGCCAAGGCGACGCGCTCACCCTCATTGCGGGCGGCTTCCAGGCGGAGAAAACGGCGCTCTTTGGCACGGACGGCACGAACATCTACAAGCTCTTTTCAGATACCACGGCGCCGATTGACACCAAGATTCAGACGGCGCTCTGGCCAATGAAAGAGCCCACGCGCATGAAGGAAGGCCAAAAGGCCGGGGTCGAAGTCACCACGGTTGCACATCCTTTCTGGTTGAGCTTGTCGCTCGATTCCGACTTCGGCACCGTGCCAGTGATGCTCTCGGCAACGAACACCGGGCAATGGTTCAACGCCGCCGGGCAGTTGGGCGAGTGGATCAATGCGGCGCTGGTCACCGGGGACTGGATATTTTCTGGCTTCAACATTTTCCAGGGCGACGCGGAGTTCAAGGGTCGATATCTTGGATTCACGATGACGTCCAGTTCTCCCGCGTACATCGTCGAAGGGTTCTTGACGCAATACAGCCGCTCGACGGATTGGGCGACTCGCGCACAGTAGAGAATTCACCATGCCAGCACCAGTAACGATCACCACCTTTGCGAACCTCTCGGCACCCTGGAGCCTCGTTCAACTGGATGCGAATTTCGCGGCGCTCAAAGCGGCGATTGCGAGCACGAATACGTTCGGCAATTATCTGGTCGATACCGGCGCTGCGAACGTGTACATCGTGAGCCTGCCTGTCGGCGTGACGGCGGTGCTCGCGGCGGGGCTTGCGATTCAATTCCTCGCGGCGACGACCAACACCGGGGCCTCCACGCTCAATGCCTATGGTACTGGCACGGTGCCGATTACGAACTTCGACGGAAGCGCGATTGCCGCGGGCACGATCCGCTCGGGCGCGGTGGTGTCGGTGGTGTACGACGGAACACAATACAAGCTGGTCGGACAAGCGACGGGCGGGCCGCAGTTTGCCGATAACGAAACTCCAGTTGGCACCATCAACGGCGCGGGCACGGTAGGAAACAAAGTATTCACGCTCGCCCACGCGCCGACGCCTGCGGCGAGCCTGCTGCTAACGCACAAGGACGGGACATCGTACCTTGCCGGCATAGATTACAACCTGGCCGGGTTGACGATTACGTTTGTGGCTGCGTCAACGCCGCAGACCGGGGACCAACTCAGAGCGTGGTATCGCTACTGACCATGAACTTGAGCAGTTTGCAAGATTTCGACATGCAGGACGCGGGTGCTCTGGTGCAGTTCTTGGATTTGAATGACCTCGCGCACGAAACGATTTATGGCGCCCTCATGGAGCAGTTGCAGGTGGTGAGCGCGCATTACCCGCTATTCACGACGGGCGGCATTACCGAGGACTGGCTGAACTTGCACGCCGAGGTGCACGCTTCGATTGCAACGGCGCTCGGGCTGCCGCTACCGGTTGACCTCGATACGCTTGATCCGAAAGACAGCGCGCAGGCCGAGGACTGGCAGCAGAATCACACGTTCGCGCATCAGAGAATCGAGCAGGCGCTCGGACTTTAAGGACAGATCATGGCTACCTTACCTCAACAATCGGCCACGGCGGGCGGGGTGCAGCAAGCCGCTCCTGTTGGCAGATGGGTGATGGTCACAGACAACAAGTTCATTCCTGGTGGTGATGACACTCAAATCTGGTACAAGAACGACGTTACGGGAGCGCTTTCGCAAAACGCTCCGCCTCCTGGGCAGCCTGCGTTTGCTCCGGGGCGCGACGGTCAACCGGTCATGGTCACGGATGCCGCTGGAAAGGTCACGCCAGAGTGGCAGCAACAGCTTTCAGCGAATCAGGCGCGCAACGCTAACCCGTTCGGCCCAGGAGTCGGCGGCATCATCGGCGGGCTGGCGGCGGGCTCGGCGTTCCTGCCGGCGGCGGCGGGCGCACTTGGCGGTGCGGCTGGCGCAGCGGGAGGTTTCGGTGCTGCTCCCGGCACGCTGGAGGCTGCCAATGCGGTAGGGGCGGGTGGTGGCGATGCGCTTGGATCGTTGATCGCAGGCAATACCGCGAATTGGGGCCTTGACGCTGCGACCGCGGGCGCAGTCGGTGGTGCCGCTGGCGGGCTCGCGGCGCAAGCTGCTCCCGGTGCGGCCAGCGACGCCGGGCTCCCTACCGCTGCCAACGCTTCGGCGCAGGGCTTGCCCTCGGCATTGCCGGAAGCCGCCGCGCCTGGCGCCGTGCTGCCTGAAACGGCGCCCACGCCTCCGGCTGCATCGCCGGCGCCGACCGCGCCAGGTCCTCCAGCCGGAACCGCCCCGACTGCGCCGACGGCGCCTGCTACTCCTACCGCCGGCGGGTCCGGTCTGTCGCCACTCCAGACGACCGCCGCCGGCGCATCGACCGCGGCTGCGGCTAAATCTCTGGTCGGTAGCGGCGCAAACCAGCCGGCCGAACTCGGCACCGCTCAGGACTTCATCAACCAGCAAGGCGGATCGTTCAATACCGTGCATCAGGCGCCTTCGGACACGCCCCTATCCGACGTTGCGCCGGGCACCGATACGAACACGGATTTATTCGGAAACCCGATCAGCGGCGCTCCTGGGGCGCCAAGTTCAGGCGTTCCCGGCTTGCCAAGCAATGCGAGCGACCTCCTGAAGCTCGCCCCGGCCATCGGCGGGCTGGCCGGTTTGGCGACATCGAGCAGCAACGCGAATAAGTACTTCGACGAGATAAAGTCACTAGGCGGACCGCAGCGCGATATCGCCAATCAGTTGCTCGCCCAGTACAAGGCCGGGACGATCAACGCCGCCGACGCCTTCAACATCCAGCAGACCAAGCAGGCGGCGATCAACCGGGCGAACGATTTCTACGCGAAAGCGGGCATCCCCGATAGCAGCCAGTTGCAGGGCACGATCGCCAACATCAACCAGCAAGCCGATGCGCAGACCGAGCAGGCAAGGCAAAACCTGCTCACCCAGGGCCTGAACGAACTGAATGTGACCGACCAGACGCAGGTTGAGGCGATCAAGGCGCAGATCGCAGGGGATCAGGCGGCGGCGAAGGCGTTAAGCGACTTCATGACGATGTTGGGCACGCTCGGCGCCAAGCTGCCGGCCACGCAATCCGGGAAAGTCTGAGGCGAAAATCATGGCTCTTGACCAAGCAACCGTCGATTCTGCTGGCCTCGGGCAGCAATTTGACCGTCGAATCTTCGATCTGGAGGGAAAAAGCGCGGGGCAGACGGGGGACGTGGCCGACCTCCAGCAGCAGGAGTCCGACCTTTCGGCCAGCCGTGCACAGCGGGCGCGGGATGCCGCTGCGGAGCTAAAGCCGTCCGCCGACAAGCTGAAAGAGGCGGCGCACAAGGCCGCGGACGAGCCAATCCAGAAGGAAGAGCGCATGGAGCCATTCCAGCGGCCCGCTTTGGACCCGCAGGAGCTTCAAAAGACCTTCGGCATGCTGCTGGTAGCCTCCATGTTCGCCGGAAAGGCGTCCCGCTCGCCCTACAACAACACGATGACGGCGCTTACCGGGGCGATGAACGGCTTCATGAAGGAGGATGATCGCCAAGTCGCCGAATCCTTGAAGATTTACGACACGAACCTTGCCTCAATGAAGGAGCGCAACGCCGCTTTGCAGCGCGACATGGCCGCGAACGACCGGAAAAACAAGAACAACGTCGCCGCGTGGACGCTGGAGCATGATTTAATCCTCGAAAGGTACGATTTTGACGACAAAGCGGCCGGGCACGAGCAGAAATCTCTGTCGGATAAGGTAAAACGTGGAGAAAGCATTGTCCAATCGACCGAAAAGGCGCTGGACAGGGCGATTACGGTGCGGGCGCAGCTTGGCGACCGCCAGCAGGCGCGCGAGGACAAGAAAGAGGAAGCTGCCAAGGCTCGGGCGCAGGCAGACAGCCATTTCCGCGAAATGATGGATTTCCGCAAAGATCAGGCGGACAAGAAAACCGGCCCCATCATGAGCGAATCGGAGCTTGCCAGCGGCGGCGCACAGGTGGCGGCAGGGATGCCCATCAATCAAGTGCTCCCCGGCTACGGCATGGACGTTTCGCACAAGCGCGAGCAGCTTCGCGTCGCCGCCATTTCGCAGATCAAATCTCAGACCGGCATGACCGACCAGCAAGCAGGGGAGGAACTGGCGAACCGGAAAATCGGCTACGTCGCCGGGCAGCGCAGCGTAACGCAGCTAACCGCCATGCTCGGGGCAACCCGGCAAGCCGTTGACCAACTGGATTTCAACATCAAGAAAACCAAGGAGGAAATGAAGAAGCTCGGGTCAACCGACCTGTCCCCGCTCCTGAACGCAATCGCCCGCGGCGAGGAAAAATGGACCGGGAATCCGGCGTATTCGAGCTTGTTCTACTACCTGTCAGCGACTGGGCAGGAGTCGGCTCGTATCCTATCTGGCGGGCAGGCGTCCATCGCGCAACTGCACCAAGGCGCGCAGGAGGAAGCGCGCAAGTGGGCCAACATCAACATGACGCCAGCTTCGTTCGATGCCGTGGGCGAGGCGATGCACGATGAGGGCAAGGAGCGTATCAAGACGTTTGAGCGCGCAATCGACAAGCAGCGCATCGGTTCCGCTCGGCCGAGCGTACCCGCTGACGGCGCACCCGCATCACCTACCATGCCGACCGCAACCGGGCCTGACGGCAAGAAAATACAGTTCAAGGACGGCAAATGGCAACCGATGACCCCGTAGCGTCGCTGCCGCCTGGGTTCACGCTGGACGAGGCTGTACCGCCGCCTCCGCCGGGATTCACCCTTGACGCGAAGCCTGCCGCGCCTGCACCTCCAGCCAAGAAGGAACCGCCGTCCGCGCTCCGATCTACGGCAGAGTCCGCTCTGTCGAACGTTGGCAAATTCGGGCTGATGGGTTTGCCGATTACCGGCATCATGAAGGGGACGGAAACCGCCGGGAAGCTGCTCGATAGGGCCGCCTACGAAGGCGGGGGGCGGGTGACAGACGCGGCGGCAAAGGTCGGAATGTCCCCGAAGGTGGCCGCAGGGGCGGGCTACGCCGCGAACGTCGGTTTGCAGACCTTGCCCATGCTGCTAGGGGGAGAAGTCGCCAAGGGCGCGTCCCTCGCGTTCCAAGCCGAGGGTAAGCGCATGATGCAAAGCGCCCTCAAGCCTACGCTCGAAACGCTGCGAACCGGGAAGGCGGGAAAGGCAATCGACACAATGCTTGAGGAAGGCATCAACGTCACCCCCGGCGGCGTGGACAAACTCCAAGACAAAATCTCCGGCCTGAATCAGCAGATCAAGCAGTTGATTCAGAATTCGCCTGCTACCGTGGACAAGAGCAAAGTCGCCAACACGTTGCAGGATGCGCTGACGAAGTTTGAAAAGCAGGTAACGCCGCAGTCGGACGTCGCCGCAATCCAGAAGGCATGGGACGAATTCCTGAACCATCCCCTTCTTGTCGGCAAGCAGGATATTCCGGTGAATCTCGCGCAAGAATTGAAACAGGGCACCTACCGCTCCCTCGGCGACAAGTCGTATGGCGAACTGAAAGGCGCTGACATTGAGGCGCAGAAGACATTGGCACGCGGGCTCAAAGAGGAAATCGCAAAGGCGGTGCCTCAAGTGCAGCCGTTGAACGCCGAGGAATCCAAGCTGCTGAATGCGCTGAACGTCGCCGAGCGCAGGGTGCTGATGGACGCGAACAAGAACCCGGCGGGATTAGGCTGGCTGACCACGAACCCGGCTAAGTTCGTCGGTTTCATGGCTGACCGCAGTCCGCTTTTCAAGTCACTCATTGCACGCATGCTCTACTCGGGCAGCGAACAGATTCCCGCTACCGCCGCGCGTGTAGGCATTGGCGCGTTCGAAGCTGGCAACAACCGGCCCGCAAGCGTCACGCAGCGCGACGCGGACAAGGCAGGCATAGGCCAATGACCAAGCCGAAGGCGAAGTCGAAGGGCGTGGATCCGAAGCTCGTCAAGGCGATCAAGGATTTGATGGAAGAGGTGATGGCGAAACCGAAGGAGGGCGAGCAGCCGGCGTACTCTTTGAGCGAGCGCTGCAAGATCATTGACCGCATGATTAAGATCGAGTCCATCCGTCTGAACGTGCAGCAAGACGACAGTGCCGGAGAGTTTTTCAAGCAGAAGGAGGAAGACAATGAACATGAATGACATCGGCGTACCGGACATTTCAGCCCTCGTTCGTTTCGGACGTCTCGGCGTGCAAATGATGGCGAGTCGGATACTGAGCCTGACCGCGCTCTTTGGCATCATCGCGCTCTCGGCCTATTCCGTCTATAATGAGAGTCACGTCGGGGCGGCAATTTGTTTAGTCTTGGCGCTGTTCGTATTCATTCCCAGTATCAAAGCAGAATCCGGGCGCGCTCAGGAGGTGAACCATGAGCAGCCGTAAGCTATCCGCACCGGCGCCTGCCTTGCTCGGCAGCGTCCTCGCCCCAGAACCCTCGCTCAAGAAACAGTCCCGCTACGCAAACGCGCCGTGGAAGCCGGGCGAGATTCCGACGCGCACCGGTTCCCTCATGCCGATCACGGAACCGATTGAAGTTCCGGTCAACGCGCCGTACGGCGAATTCCTTGGCGTCGAAGTGCCGCGCAATCGCGGATCAGGCTGGCCGAAAAAAGGGGACGACTCATGAACAATTCAGCCTTCTCGCCGATGGCGAATAGCACGTTCTTTGTCGATTCAAGCGCGGCGGTTCAGGTCACCTCCGCTAGTACGCTTCAACTCACGAATTACCGCGTGCGCAACTTAAGCCTGACGGCGCAGGCGTGGTTTCAGTCCTCGCCGCCGGGCCCGTCCGCCGCTGCGCCTGCCGGGATGGTAGCAACGGCGCCTGCGTTGGGCACGCCGAGCCCACGAACAATCGGGATGCTTCCGGCGAGCGTCGAAGTATTCACGATGGCGCCGAATTCGTGGTTCATAGCTTCCTCAGGTGCATCGTTCGAGATCACCAACGGAGATGGGTTGTAGATGCTCCACGTAGGCGCCGGCAAGAGGACTTTGCGCATCTTCGGTTCTGCCGGGGGCGGGATTGGCTTTCCCTCTTTCAACCTGCCGCTAAACGATTTAGGCAACGGCATCGTCAACACGGTTCCGGCGCAGTCTTCGGGTTCTCCTGTCGGCACGTTCACTCGTGCTTCGGTCGCATGGACGAAGCTCGCAAGCGGCTTGTGGGGGCAGGTCGCAACAGGCATTGCCCGCGCGACCTATCTTGGGCGCGATACCGGCGTTGGGCCGTATGGCGGATATTGGAGCGAGCCTGCGGGCGTGCAGTTGACTACGCCTACCGCAGCAATCCGGGACATGACCAACGCGGCCTGGATCAAGATCGGAGCGCCCACGATTACACTGACCGGCACCGGCATTGATGGCATGCCGAACTCATGCACCCGCATCGTGGCGAACGCGCCGAACACGACTATCTTGATGACGCTGGTAGCTGCGGCGTCGGCGCGCACCTACAGCCCATTCATTCGCCGTGTTGGCGGCAGCGGGACCATCCTGATCCAGCAGGGCGTTACGACGAAGGATGTGACCGCTGACCTGAACAGCGTGACGCTAACCCGTTGCGAACTCAATGTGAGCGTGCTCAACGTGGCCTATGGCGTGCTGATCGGCTCAACAGGTGACTCAATCGACGTGGACTTTAATGGATTCGAGGCGCTGGCTGCTACGCAGTTCGCCACAAGCCCGATGGCTACGGCTGGCGCGGCACGCGCGGCTGACGTGTGGACTTTCCCGCAGGCCGGGAACATGGACATCACGCAGGGCATGGCCTGTGCGGAACTGAGTTCCAATTGGACTACGGCGGCAGGTAATTGTGTTGCGATTGGCAATCGTGTCATGTACTCAGGATCGTCCTTGTCAGTACAGATACAAATGACGGATGGAACGACATTTCTAACTAAAAGCAGCCTGACCGACATGAGTACGGGCGTGCGCAAGCGGGCTACGTCGTGGGGACCGTTCGGTATGATGGTGACGGGTGACGGCGCGGCGCCTAGTCCTGCTGTGGGCGCATTCGACGGCGCAATGGCGGTTGGCGCAATCGGTATCGGGTGTAATTCTGTTGGTGGAGAACAGTTTAACGGCGTCTTACGCAATGTAAAGATTTATCCTGTACAACAAAGCGCCGCAGCGTTTCCAGCATTAACTTTTACGCTTGGGCCTAACCTCTTCGTTGGAGACGGTAACAGCCTTACATTCGGAACTGGAGCGGGAGCAGGATTTGACTACGTAAAGCAACTCGTCGCGCTTCTCGGCGCAACGTGGAACTCGTGGAACTTTGGCGTTCCAGGGCAGACCACCACCCAAATGTCCTCCGATGCGGCAACGCAGATTGATCCGATATTGCAGGACGGCAACACGAAACACATACTCGGCGCATGGGAAATCACCAATGAGCTTAGTGCGAGCGTTGCCGTTGCCACTGCCTATGCCAACTTCGTTGCTTATTGTCAGGCACGTAAGGCGGCTGGTTGGAAGGTGATTGCGTTCACCGTGTTACCGCGATCTGATGCTGGCTTACCGGGTGGCTTTGAGACCGCAAGACAATCTGCAAATACCAGCATCAGAGCCAATTGGCCCACGTTTGCAGATGCCTTGTGCGATGTGGCGGCGCAGGCGAACATAGGCCCGGCGGGATCAGAAACGAATGTGGCTTTCTATGCCGGGGACAATATACATCTGAATGCAAACGGCTATGCCATCGTGGCCGGATTGGCGAGGACTGCTGTGACGTCGATACCATAACCTAACTAGGAGATTCAATCATGACCGCAACACCGCAAAGCCCTGATAACCTCGCGCAATTCCGTTACCTCACCGGCACGAATACCGAAACTGGCATCGTCGCCACGCCAAGCGGAGTGCAAGCGAATGCCTATCCCTTGTCGGCTCAGATCAGCCGAATCGACACCGTTGGCACCACCGGCGATTCCGTCGCGCTGCCAGAAATTCTGCCGCTTGCCAACGGGGATGCGCGCATGGCCGCGGTCGGCGTGCTTATGTTCATCCGCAACGCAGGCGCGAACGCCTGCCAGGTGTTCGGCACGAACACCGACACGATCAACGGCGTAGCGACTGCGACGGGGATTTCTCTACCTGCGGGAAAGGCGATGATCGCATGGGCTACGTCGCTCAGCCTGACCGGAGTTGGCGCGTGGGACGCCGTGATTTCTGCCTGAATCCCATGAAACGAATTTTTGCCGCACTTGCCTTATTCGCCGCCGTATCGGCTGGCTCCGCGCTCGCTCAGACGTCGCCGTATTCGGGCGGCACTGGAATCAGAAATCCAAATTCCAGCACGCTCACGCTCGGCGGGGCGCTCACTACAGCCGGATCGTTCGCTACCACGCTGACCATGACGGCGCCCACTTCGCTGATTCTGCCGACCTCCGGGACGCTGCTCTCGACCACGAACCCAATCAACGTCGGCGCAAACTCAATCACTGGCGGCGCGGGCACGTTCACCTCGGTTTCTGCGACCGGGATAATAACCGCAACGAGTATTGGCGGCGGGAGCGGCTTAGTAGCGATTGCCCAAGACGGTACTGCTTCCGCACGGGTAACAGCAGGGTCTTCTGTTGCTCAATGGGCGTCTCGCAATCTCGGAGATACCGCGGACGTACAAGGCATTTATGAAGGCGCGTCGCATCTGTTCAGGGTTAATGGCGTTACAATTGCAACGATCTTTAGCTCTGGAATTGCACTCTCTGGAGCGCTCTCCAGCACCGCGCTAAACGACGATGCCGGCAACCTTATCATGAGTAGCACGAACCCGACGATTGCATCCGGCTTCGGAACCGGGCCGACGTGCTCGCCTTGCAACAATACGGCGGCGTTCAAAATCACCGTTGGCAGCGCACCCTCGTCAGCCGGAAATATCACCTTGCCCACAGCCGCGAATGGTTGGGCTTGCAGGGGAAACAATCTCAGTCTCGGCGGCGGCGTGAATACGGTAATCAATCAGGTGGCGGGAGCAACGCCGGCCACGCTTGCGACTATGGTGCAGGTATCACTTGTGAACGGCCTCGCGCTCGCCTACACGGCTGGCGACGTATTGGTTTTCAATTGCATTGCCTATTAATTGTGACGTTTTGCCTATAGCGTCCTGCCGAACAGATGGTTCGGCACGCAACATGCGATAATGCTGCGCAATGCAAAATCCTCCCTCTCGTCACTTCTTTCACACCTCGGCGCGCGACTTGTTCGGCCTGCTAATCACTGTCGTATTCGGCGTTTTGGTCTTCTTGCTGCGTATGCACTACGAGCAATAGCATGGACATGCCAGGCATGCGTGGAGAGATTGTTCGCACGCTCGTCATGGCGATGGCGACAACGATCTTGGGCTTCGTGGTGGCTGGCGTGACCGGGGTTTTTGGCAAGATCGACCAAATTCCTGAGATACAAAAACAACAGAAACTGCAATCAGACCAAGCGATCGCGTTCCGGGAACAGATGGACAAGGCCAAAGAGAATTCCAACGATCTAAAAATCGCTATTGCTGGCTTTTCCGCAGAGCACCGTTTTTTGATTGAAACCGTGAAAGAGCTTAAAGACGAACTGGCGGCGGCGAGGCGGGCGCGTTGATGGATGACGAAATACGCCGTTCCGTGTGGTCCGCAGTCCGCTCAATGCTCATTGCGGGCGGCGCATGGCTGGCCGCAAAAAACCTGCTTTCATCCGAAACGGCATCCGCCTTGGTCGGATCGCTCATGGTCGCGCTACCCGCGCTTGTCGGGGTGCTTGAAAAAATCACGGCGGCGCGCAAGGCGAAGGATGATCTAGTCGTAGCGGTTAGGGTCGGACAGACCATATCGGACGGAACGACGGGGCCTACTCCGCTCGTCGCCGCGTCCGAAGTGCCGACGCTCATCAAAGTCATCGCGCCGAAACTGCCGCCGGTTGACGCGCTCGCGGAACCGCTCGCCGGCCATTAAAATGCGCGCATGTCCGCCAATCCGCGCCCCGTTTCGATTGACCGCTATTTCTGCTTCGAGAGCGGCGGCGGGTTCCTTTTCAGCGTCATCGGCAAGACCAAGGATGGGGACGACGTGGTTATCTGCCGCACCTATCGTTATCGCAACGTTGACGACATGATTCACTCGGCACGATTGACGCGCGGACAAAACACCGCAATTCCCATCATTTGGAACGGAAAGACTTTCTAAAAATGCCGTTGAATTTTGAAAACCTCGCAATCGCCGTCGCGGCCTACGCGCTGGCGTGCTTGGCCGTTTTGTTGCTGTGCAAACTCATAAAGTGTTGACGCAACGCGGCTATATCCGGTGGGCCGACATTGGCATGGTGCTTGTGGCCGTGCTGTTGTTTCTCGCGGTTTTGGTCATGGTAACGGACCGCTGACCGCACAGACGGCAGCACTTCAACCTGCTAGGATGCCGCGCAAATGGAACTTACCGAAATCATCGTGCATGTGGACAGTATCAGCGATGCACACCTGAAACACACATTGCTGTACATAATCAAAAAGGAAACTCAGATCATGGCTACTCTCGCTCAGTTGCAAACCGCAATTACGACCATCCAGACCGATGTTGCTTCGCTCACTGCGGCATTGACCGGCGACGTGATTATCACGCCGGCGGACTCCGATTCCCTACTGGCGTCGTTGACGGCGCTGGATGCCTCGATTCGCGCCATCGTTCCGGCGCCCGTCGTACCGCCGGCGGCTTGATGCGCAAACTACTCGGCGCGTGCCTGATCGCGTTCGCGCTGGCTGGATGCGCTACCGATCCGGCCACCGGCAACGTCGTCCTCGTCACGCCCAAATCGCCCACGCAGTCCGTCTACGCCTTGGAAATCAGCCTGACCGCAGCCGTCAATGCCATAGCTGACCTCCACACTCAGGGCATCCTCGTTGGGCCGAATTACGACAAGGCCAAGGTCATCGAAGCCCAGGCGCACGCGACGCTGATCGATGCGCGGAACGCGGCTATGCAGCAGGATGCAACGCGGAGTCAGGTCTACCTGACGACACTCGCAAGCCTGATTGACCAGCTTGCGGCTTACAACGGGGGAATCCGCTGATGAATCCGGCCATAGTCGCACTACTCGCCCAACTCGCCGAGGCGGGCCTACAGGTCTATACCACCATGCACAGCGCGGCCACGGCGCCGAACCAGAATCTGGCGATCGTCTCGGCTCTCATTCCGGTGGCGGCTGGCATCTCGCAAGCGATGCTTCAAGCCGGCGGCATCCTACAGCAGGCGCAGTCCGAAAAATGGCTCGACAACGATCCGCGCTGGCTGGCTCCGTTCTCGGCGGCGGACACGGCGTTGGCGGCGGCGGAAGCAAGGCTGACGTGAGTTTTACGGCGTTCGGGGCGACTTACAAAGCTGCGGCTTCGCTTCTGCCTGCCCCTATGGACAGTATCGAAGCCAAAGCCATGATGTTCGCCATCCCGATGCAGGAAAGCCGGTGGGACGCGCGCCGGCAGATCGGTGGGCCGGCTCACGGATTCGCGCAATTCGAGCTATCCGGCATTCGCGGCGTTCTCAACGACAAGGCGAGCCAGCCCTTGATCCGCAGTGTGCTTGACCGCTTAGACTACGATTACAAACCAGAAACCAGCTACGCCGCCATTGAGCACAACGATGTGCTCTGCCTCGCCTACATGCGCTGCCTGCTCTGGACAATTCATGATCCTCTGCCGGAGCAGGGCAATGCGGAGGAAGGCTGGATTCAATACCTCGAATGTTGGCGCCCCGGTGCGCCTCGACATGCTACGTGGGCCGGGTTCTATGCCGAAGCGTGGAAAATGGCGCTCGCCTGACCGCTCACCACGGTATTCCCCCGTCAGAATCCTGCTGCGCCGGATCCTGTTTCAGGCCGCACGATTTGCAAATCCATTCTCCACGGCGCCGGGAGAGTAGTTCGCGGGCCATTCTGACAATTACGCCAATGCCGGGTATCCATCCCGCCTTGTCGATTCTGCGCAATTCTTCGTCGCTCACAAGCTCTTTCATCGGGTCGCTCACGACTTCACCTCGCCCCGCTCCAGCGCGCTCACAGCAGCAACAGCTTTCAGCGCATCTGCTTTAGCAGCACAAAATCTCATGATGCCGCCGTCGCGCGGTGCGCTCGCTTCCAACAGGCCGTCTATGGCCTTGCAGGCCGCCTCGGCGACGGCGCGCAGTCTCTCGTTCTCACAGACCGGGCAGGCGATGATATGGCCGCGATGTTCCCAATAGGTGAATCCGCATTTCGAGCAAACGCCGCCGGTGGTAAGCATGAGCGCAGGATTTTTCCACGGCACGTGTATTGTAGGATGGTGACACTTGCCCTCTTTGATGCACTGCCCAGGGAGATCGCAAGTCGTGTATCCGCAATTAGGGAAAGGCGGATTGTCGTGGTCGGAGGCAGGTGCAGGCTCATGGCTCGGCACCACATCAGAATTGCGTGTAGCTGATTCGCTACCCGGTGACTGCGCCGCCTCCGGTTCTTCACCAGCGAGTGGGGCAAGAGGTCTGATTGCGCCTACAAAAGTGCCCCTGCATCCAGCTTCAACAACAGCCATCAAATGCCGTTCTTCTGGCGATGGATATTTGTGCATAGGGAAACTTAGTGGCGTGGCCTCGATCACTGCTATGCACCGCTCTCGCTCCGCCTGCGCCACAGTCGCAAGCTGGTGCTCAAGCTCGTCAATCCTGGCGTTTGCCTGCTCCAGTAGCGCATTAGGCACGCGCTGAAACTCGCCATTCGGCTCTGCGCTCATTTCGATCTCGTTGAATCTAGCGTGCGCTGAATAGCAGTAGTATCGTCTGTGATACCGTCACCTGTAGCGCCGAAATCCTTGACGTTGATAACGCTGCCCGCATCGCCAGCAGGGACGGGCGCGGCGTAGACGGGCGTTTGTGTTTGCGGAGACGAAAACACAATATCCTGGCGCTCTTGGTAAACAGTGCATTCGCCGTCGCGTTTCAGGAATTGCATATCGTCGTCCGAAATCCACCCGATAGGCTCCTGTCGCGCCGCAGCCGCGATTTGCTCTCGCAGATACTCTTTTTGCGATTCTGCTGTGCTTACTCGTTCGCGCAGTCTGGCGATTTCCTCGGCCTGGGCGCGGATCAACTCAGCAGCATCTTTGATACTATTTCTATAGTGCTGCAAAGACCATTTAACGTCAGGTTGGTCTAAGCAATCCATTTGTGCGAGCAGGGCTTCGACTTCGGCGCTCATTTATCCTCCCTCACAGCAACAATGTGTATGCCTCGGCGAACCAATTCCGGCCACCACGCGACGCCGTATCCGCGCATGGCGTGTTCAGCCGCGCGCAGCGGGCAGCGGAACATTCGACCGCTGAGTCGGCCATTCGCACGGCGCACGGCGAACCATTCGCCCTTGTCCTCGATTCCGGCTTTGCGCCGGGTCATGGCTTAGTGAGCAACATGCAGAATCCGCACAGTAGACCCACGGCGAGGCTTACTGCGGCCGGTTCTTTCGTCGATGCGTATATCAAGAAATTAAGTATCATAAAAATAGCGCACCATATTGAGATTGCTATCCGGATGGCCCTGATCGTTTCAGGCTTCACTTCGCCGCTGCCTTCGCCGTCACGAACGTATCGCCCGCAGCTTTTCGACCAGCGCGGCAACCTCGGCGTTAAACACCGTGATTTCTGCGGCGAGCATGACGCAGTAATCGTCATCGCGTTGCTGCCGCTCAATGTAGAGATTCAATGGCGCTGGCAGTCGGCGATCGTATGACACGCAATCAACCCACTGCCTATTCATCAGCCAGAGTAGTCCTTGCGTTTGCGCGCGGTGTTCCTCGGGAAAGCCAGTAAGGAAGCATTGCAGGTGATTCGCGCTGTTGAACGGATTTTTTATTTCCACTACGCCGCCTGAATCAATCTTTCCATCTGGCGATCCGCCTACCCATTCAAGCGACGGATGATGGATAAAGCCGGTTTCCTCAACCAGTGCGCCGGTATGCGCTTCGTATTGCTGACGCGCTTCCGCTTCGTTCTCTACGCCCCATTGCATAGCCACAGATTCATAATGCGTTGCAGGCTGGCCCGTTAAACGTTCAATTACTTTTTCCCAAAGATAAGCTTCGCGCTTTGCGCCGGGTTTGCCGGATTTCAGTTTGTCCACTACATCGCGGAAACGTGACGCGCTGGTAAATCCTACGCGCGCAGCCAGCCACTCAGGCGAGCGCTGTTCGCCCTGCTCAAGGAATTTATCGAAGCTGTCGCTCATGCCGGCACCTTTTGGGCAAGGTATTCGTCTATCGCCGCCGCGATGCCGGCATGAGCGTCGGAGTCAGAAATCCTGAATCGCAGTGTCGTAATCATTTCCTCCGTGGCCTCTGCAAACATCTTCTTGCGCGCTGCTTCTCGCATCGCTTCTTCGGCTTTCAGTAGAGCCCTGCGGGCTTCGTCGTCAATCCGCTGCTGTTCCGCGCGTTTGGCCTCGGCCAGCGCGCGTGCCTCGGCGTCGATCCGGTCGCGCTCAGCCTTGAGGCGTGCTTCCTCGGCATCCCTGATCCTCTTGGCTGCGGCTTCCGCTTCCTCGCGTTCGCGGCGCGCCGCGCGGTCGGCTTCCTCGCGTGCTTGGCGGGCTGCCCTTTCATCTGCCTCGATCCTGGCACGCGACGCCCTGGCCGCTTCCTCGGCTTCCCGCTGCGCGCGGGCGATTTCCGCCTGCTGGCGCGCAATCTCGGCGCGGGCTTCCGCCATGCGCCGTTCTTCTGCCGCCTTCGCCGCTTCGTGCTCGGCGGTGATGCGGTCCTGCGCTTCCTTGATTGCGGCTTCGCGGGCGCGTTGCTCGGCCTTGGCTACCTCATCAATCTGGTTTTTGATCGGCAGGCGCAGCGCGTCCAATTGATCGGCAATGCGCTTGGCCTCGCTGTCCACAAACCGGCCGTAAGCGAGGCTGTCCGCCTTTTCCTTCACCCTCGCGGCTTCGAGCATGATGCTGTATGCATTGATGTCCTTGTAGGCGGCTTTTGCCGTGCTCATGCCCGCAGGCGTGGACACGTCGAATACTACGGCCTTGTACTTGTGCTCAAGATCGGCCAGCGCGGCCTTGACGGGGCTGTAGGCAACCACCTCTTGCTGGTTCATGTTTTCGTCTCCCCCTTGGCTTTGATTTCCTTCCTCCGTTTCAGTACGGCCGCTCGCATGGTCTCGTGCGCCTCAATGTCACCTGCATCTTTCGAGGCTGCGAGAATCTGAATCCATACCGCCTCGATCTGGTCCATCGACTCCGCCATTTCCACCGCGGCGAGCCAGTCGGCCAATGCTTTATCCGGCATCACTTTCTTGTCGCGGTTGCCGTCGTTATCGTCCATCGTGGCAACGTTGAAGATCATGCAGATCAGGTAGCGCCGCGCATAGCTATTCGTGCTGCCGGTCGCGTGCAGGCGCGTCTTGTTGACGTTGCCTTTGATCCCGGCCTCATCTGGCGGCATATCGATGTGATACTGCCGGCTGTGGCCGGCGGCGTGGGACAGAATTGAGACAATGCGAATATCCCCGGCCTTGGGCGCTTCCGCCGTGTCGAAGCTCAAGGCAAATCCCTCCGCTGTGTAGATCGGGGAAATGGCCTCGACAATGGCCTCCAGCTTGGCGTACTTGCTGTTTGTCTGCGTATTCGACGCCTTGCGGGCCACGGTCGGCATAAGCGCCTGGGCGCGAGCCAGGGCAGCATTGAAGGCCGTCTCCGCGTCGTTTTTCACCATGCGCTCGTGCAGGGCGTAAAGGCGCTCGATCTTGCTCAGGTCCGTCGCAGGGTCCGCCGCCGCGCGCACGATCGCTTGCAGCAAGGATTGCTCGGACTGCGCAACCGCCGGCACGCGGTCCTCGGCGCGGGAGTACGGAACGACCAGCGTGGTTTCGTCGCTCACGGCTTTTCCTTCTTCGGCGCGTTCGTCGGCGCGCGGGCCTCGCGCGGCTTCCTGGGACGCCTGTTGATCGCCTCGATCACGGAGCGCAGGTCCAGCGCTTCTACGCTCTGGCGGAACACTTCTATCTCTACCGGCGGGGCGCCCGGATCGGCCAGCGGGTTGCACTCGGTAACCGTGATACGGAACATTCGTTTCTCCCTCCTTCGTTGAAATTCCTACTTCGTCAACTCCATCAGCGTGAACGGCGATAGTTGGCGGTCGAACAAAAGCGGTATGGCTGGATCATTGGTGATTGGCCGGAGCGCTCTGACTAAACAGGCGATGTCGGCGCGTAGGACATCGCGTTCGACACGCAAGCCAGCGTTTTCGTCTTGCAGTTTGTTAGCGTGTTTCCATCCGGCATCCAAGCTGCCGACGTACATGCCGCTTCCGTCCGGCACCATAAAACGCACCGTCTTTGTCTCCCAATCGACATATGCGTTTAACGGCCACTTTTCCCAGTCCATTTCTAACTGCCTTGCTTCAACGGCCTTCCGGCCAGGTCCAGATCGCCCGCGCTGGTTGTCACGTGCCGGTCGGCAAGTTCCGGCGGTTTGTCGTCGTGATAGTCGGTATCCAAGTTATCCAGCTTTACGATCCAGCCCACTCCACGCGCAAAACCTAGTCTGTATAAATCGTCCAGTGTTTCGTTAGCCGGCATTTGTGGGAGTCTTTCCCGATCCTTTGCAAGCGCTGCGTCGGATGCTTCTCTAATGTCATCTTGATTCATTTCTCACCCTCCCTAATGCGCCGCTCTTCCCATTCGTCGCCGGGCGGGTCGTGCTCCACCTTCCCCTTCCAGGCAACCATCGGCATGTAGCAAAGTTCGCACATCGGATGATCGTCAGGCGCAATCTCGCCCGCACGAATTTCTCTGGTTGTGCCGCAACCAATGCACTTGGCGACTACGATTTTCATGCCTTCCACCTCGGCGCCATCGATCCCTTCTGTAGCACCCAGAGATTGCGCGCCTTGAGGTACTGAATCGCGCGCAGCCGCTTTTCCTCCAGCGACAACTTGGCGAGCGGCTTATCCGGCGCGCGGTCAGTCGGTTTTACCAATCTCAATCGAAATTGCATGGCAGCCTCCTAAAAATCCTCCCTGCGGTCATCCTCTTGAAAACGCCTGCGCTCGCGTGAGTTTTCCTGCCGCTTTTGCGCCGCGCTTGATCTTTTTCAATTCAGCTTGCGCTTGCTCAAGTGTAATCTCGCCTGCATCAACCCGCGCCATCAGTGCCATGCGGACATCCATGCTATCCGCGATCTCCCCCGCAGCTTCGCCCGCTTTAACTGCGTTGCGCTTTTCGCGCGCCGCTTCAAATCTAGTTCTGCTCATGGCTATCCTCCCTGCGGTTTTACTTGTTCGCCTGCATTGCCGCGTCGATTGCGGCGTCAACGTCTTCAACGGTTTCTGCATCCGTCAACGATCCCATGGTAGGGCAGTCGCTAACCCAGAATTGCCGCCACCAACGATACCGGCCTGCATCCCGGCGCAGCGCGGCAAGCTCGGACGCTAGCACCGGGACTACATCGTGCTCAGTCATTTTCCCGTCCTCTCTGCAAGAGTATCATGCGGCGTCATAAAAAGAGCCTCGCGTATTGGCCTCATTTCCGGCGCGTTGTCGTAGTAAATCTGCCACACGTCAAGCTCGGAGCCGTCCTCTACTCCGAAGTTGTGCCAAGCCTTGATAATGGGGACGGCGGCAGCTAAAGCAGAATGCATCTCGGCGTGTTCGCGTTCCATCTTTTCGACGCCTGCCTTAATCGCCTCAAACAGGGCGAAGCGGTCTTCCGTGGACTCGCTTCGCCCGTATTCGATTACCAGATCAAGGATGCCGCGTGCGCTCATGATTCCCTTTTCTCGCGTTAAAATTCCATCGCCTTACTTTTTGTTTGCTTCAACAATTCGCATTTCCTCTTGAATGGCGCGTTTTTGCTGGATCGTATATCTTGATTTGCATTCCTGTTCCGGCGAATGCTTGCGGCAGAAGTTGATAAACATATTCCATGTCGGCGACCATTCGCGTCTGACTTCGCCGTTCTTGCCGTGTTCGCGCGGATAGCAAAATCCGCAACGCTCGTCTGTGCGTGCCGCCAGGGTTTGCGCGAATTGTTCATTGATAATGTTGGCTTCGATCATTTCCGTTTCTCCCGTTTCGCGCCACAACGCAGCGCAAGTTCCCATTCCGGGCCAGCCCGCAAGCTGGCCGAGGATGAAAACTAGAAACGTTATGCGGTAGCGTCAATCTCGCCGTAAAAATGGTGGGCCGGCCATTCGCGCGTCGGGTTGTCGGATATGGCGAATTGCGGCGCATAAGCGTCAACCACGGCATTGCGCGCTTTTTCTGCATTCTGCGCTGTGCAAAGCACGTAATCGCGCCGACCTTCTGACTGCCTGAGTTGGAACTCATACTGTTTCATGATTCGCCCCTTGGTTTCCCGCTCAATTGCGGTATGACTGAACAGTATCGCGTGCGCTATTCAATTTCCTTGACCTAGATCAAGTTTTTGAAAATAAATTGCGCCGTTGCGCACATAGTACTATATTGCAGCGCATGGATACTAAAAAGATGAAATCAGCGGCGCAAGCCGCCGCGCAATGGGGCTGCTCCGCCGTCTGGGTGCGGCGTCTATGCCAGGACGGGCGGATTAAGGGCGCAATCAAGTTCGGGCGCGATTGGATGGTTCCGCCGGGGGCAAAATACCCGGACCTCTACAAGCGCGGACCAAAACCGGCATGAACAGCACGACCACGCCGGAACTGCCCGCCGAGCGGTGCGGCACTTGCGCGATGGCCCGCCCGGCTGACGATGCGAGCGGAGTGCTGCACGATGCGGGATGGCTCAACTGCGGCTACCAGCGCGTGTGGGCCTACGTATCGCCGCGGCATCCTTGCCACTTCGAGCCGTCGCGCTGGATCGCAAAATGAATAAAGTGGTGACGCTTGCGGATCGCTTGCGCTTATATGCTCATCGCCCAAGTTTAATGATATCCGCGTATCTGGTACATGCCGCCGCTCGACTGGATGAGCTTGAGCGGGCGCGAGACGAACTTGAGCGCCAACTTGCAACCGCAGTGCAGGACACAATTGAGCGATGCGCAAAAATTTGCGATTACGACGTGACATGTAATGCGCGCAATAATTGCGCGACGGCTATCCGCGCCCTCGCCCCGTGCGCCTCCGGCCCCGTTTGCGAAGACTGTGGCGGCGAATTAGTCAAGGGCGAACTTGACAGAAGCGGGCAAAGCTATTGGTGCCCTGAGTGCGCCAAGCAACTGCTGAGAAAACTGAAAGCGGAACGAGAAGCTAAAGAGCAGGCAGAGGTAATAATTACAAGGGACTTGGCAGATGAAACCCGCATATTCCTTTGGAGTATCCGTCACCCAGACGCACGTCGGTTGTCTAGGAAGATTGATAAAGCTATGAATAGGGAAAAGCCATGACAGCCGAAATCGAAGCTCTCCTTAAAAGCATAGATGAGGACGATTGGGATGGCTGCGACGCCGCGCTTGCAGCCGCGCATATCCGCGCCCAAGCGAAGGAAATAGAACAAATCACGCGAGAGCGCGATTTACTCGGCACGCCTCCTGAGGCCGTGCGGCGCCTGTTCCGGCTTGGAGATGGCGCATGAAATATTTCGAGTGGGCCGTGATCGCCATGGCTGTAATCGTTTTTACTGTCGTTATTTGGGTCACGCTTACCGGCTGGATTGACTGCAACGGGGTGTATGTGAAAACGCTTACAGGCTATGCCTGCATTGGGAGATAAATATGGCTGACATCGCACCACAGTCGATTGATGATCAGACAGAGGACGTACCGCCGACAATAGAGGACTTATTAGCCAACATAGAGCAGTTACAAGAATTGAACCAATTGCTCTTGTGCGCCTGCGAACAATCGCTTGCCCAATGGCAAGGATTCGCGCCAAAGCATCCACTATGCAAGGCGCTCAAGGCGGCTATTGCCAAGGCGTATGGAAATGAATAATTTCGGCAGATACATCACGCCTGAGCAGGCAAAGAAATGGGGCGATGCCAACAACGATAAGCGCCCGCTTTCGATGTGGCGGGAAGTGGCACAGCAAAAAGGCCAATGCACAAATTGCGATGAACCAATCTGGAAATACGGTGAGACAGGCATGTGCTTTACCTGCACCACGGGCGAGGCGGACGCTTCCGATGACATTGAGTTGCTGCCGTGACCGATGTTGAAATGATGCGCCTTTGTGCCGCAGCCGTAGGCATCACGCTTGGCGAGTCCAACGGCCAACTATACGACAAGGGCACATTCGCGCCGTGGAATCCGGTTACGAACGACACTCAAGCGATGCTGCTGATTCGGAAATTTCGGCTTGAAGTGTCTGGCGCAAATACGGAATGGTGCGTATGCAAGGCCATAGGCGATTACGAATCGGCGCACGCTGCAACGCATAACATCAATCTGAACCGGGCCATATGCGAGTGCGTCGCCAGGATGCAACGGGGCCAGTAACAAGCCGCAGTGCTAAACTGCGCCCCAACCGGCGCGCGGCGTTCCCTCCCCAAGCCGGCCAGGCCCCGGTTTTAACGGCGCTCGCGTACCGTCTGGGGCCGACTAAACGCTCGACCGCGCGGTAATCCTATCCCGCGCCGGAGAAGCTAGGCCCCGGTTTAGGCGATCCGTCTGCCGGGGCCGCCCAGCCCGAGGTGGTCAATGATCGTCAGCCGCAGAAAGCCAGGACCGGACCATAGCGCGGTGATGCGCGGCATCGCGCGGATGCGCCGGTTTGAGCGCGAGCGGGCGCAGTGGATCCGCGAGCATCCGGGCGCGACCCACGACGAGCTGCGCCGGGCGATGGATGAATTGGCCGCGAGACTCACGCCGGGAGGGTAAATGGACCACGATCACATTCTGCCGGATCAGCCGGGCGATGAATGGCTCGACCGGTTTTGCATCGAAGCGCACACGCTGATTTGCAAACGCCAGCGCGGCACGCTGACAGATACGGAAATGTTCGACCTCGGATCGGCAGTTGTGCGAACGGCGATAAAAAAAGCGGACCCTGCATTGGCGCTAAAAATGTCTGACGCGTTGATAGTCTGGCTTGCGCATAACAGCCCAGAAATCCAGCGCAGAACTCAAGCCGTTGCCGACGCGCTCGCCGCGCGGCTTACCACAGGGTCTTGATTGCGGGTTGATTTTCTGGCGTGCGTGGATTAGGATTTAAGTGTGGGGCCGGCCAGCCCCAGACTAGGACGAGACCCGCCCCCGCGGTGCCTACCACGCCGCGGGGACTCGCCCCTTCCTTGGTAGGAGGGGTACATGGCAAACGTGGATTTGCTGCTGTCGCGCCTGCAAGGTGTTCGCAACACCGGACGCGATACGTGGATGGCGCGCTGCCCGGCGCACGCCGATAAATCGCCGAGCTTGAAAATCACCTACGCCGGTAACGGCCTGGTGCTGGCGCACTGTTTCGCCGGCTGCGAAGTGCAGGCGGTGCTCGAAGCCGTCGATCTGACGTTTGAGGATTTGTTCCCCGACCGGCTGCCGGTCAATCACCCAGGCAGGCGCCCGCCGTTTTTTCCGTCCGATGTATTCGACATCGCGCGGCGCGAGATCGGCGTCGCTGCTGTCATCGCGGCCGAACTGCACAAACAGCGCACAGTAAGCGAGTCGGACTATGAAAGGCTGTTCAAGGCCGTGGAGCGCCTGAACGGGATCGCCCAGGCCGCCTATGAGCGATGAACAGGCGCCGCCGGGGCCGGATCGGGATGAGGAAGCCCTCAATCGCTGGCAGAAAAAGCGCAACACTCCCGGCGGCAACGGCGAGGATAAGCACCCATATCGCGTTTGGGTGGACGATGCCGCCCTCAGCCTCGATGCCGATTATCTCATTAAAGGGTTGATCGAGCGCGCCGCCTGTCACGTCATTTATGGTCCATCCGGGGACGGTAAGACGTTTTTCACCATTGATATGGCCTACAGCATCGCCACCGGTTCGCCCTGGCGCGGCCGGCGCGTCAAGCTGGGCCTGGTGGTGTACGTCGCCGCCGAGGCCGGGGCTGGCGTCCTGCGCCGGTTCATTGCGTGGCGTTCCCGTCATGTAGGCGATCTGGCGCCTAGAACCCCGCTAGTAATCCTCACCCGCGGCACGAACCTGCTGAACGTTGAGGCGGTAGGCGCGTTGATTGAGGAATTGCGCGACATTTCCAAGGAAGCGGGGATACCAATCGCGCTGGCGGTGTTCGACACGCTCAGCCGTTCCATGCCGGGCGGAGACGAAAACAAAACCGACGATATGAGCCGCGTTATCGCCGCGTCCGACGAAATCCGGGCCACATTCGGCGCTGGAACCCTGATCGTTCACCACTCGGGAAAGGATAGAAACAAGGGAATGCGCGGAAATTCCTCCCTTCGGGCCGCTGCTGATGTCGTTATCCGGGTTGAGGCCAAAGTAGCCACTGTAGAGAAGGTCCGCGACGGAATCGACTCCGACGTCTTTCCCTTCAGGCTCGAAGTCATCGAAATCGGCCTGGATTCGGACGGCGAAATGCGCACAACTTGCCTCGTTGCGCACAACCTCGAAAACAGCCCGTTTGTGCGCAGCAAACCAGTCAAACTCTCCAACTGCGCACAAGTTGGTTTCGATGCCCTCAAGACCGCCATTGAGGAACACGGCGAGATTCTGCCGGCAACCTCAGTCCTGCCAGCCGGCGCGCGTGCCGTGCAGGTCGATCATTGGATGTCAGTCTATTACCGTATTCGTCCAATAAGTCAAAAACTTAGCAAGGAAGAATCACGCAAGCAAGCCAACACCAGACGCATGGCTTTTAACCGCGCACAGAACGATCTTCAAGCCACAAGAATCGCCAGCACCGAAGCCGGTTTCTGGTGGATAAACTAGCCTGCGCACATGCGCACAAACTGCGCACAAACTGCGCACATGTGCGCAGGACAAAGCAATGCGCACAAGTGCGCACACGGGTATACATAGTACCCGTGCGCTTGTGCGCAGTCCCCGTGCGCAATCCGTGCGACCAGATCAGATCAGGACCGCATCGACAAACTGACCGCAGGGTCATTAACCGCCGGTTCAGAGGCGGCAGCCTTGAACTGCGCTACTCATAGTCATCATTTTTGGCTGTCCTGTCGAACTTTCGACACCCCCTCCAGGCGATCGGGTCCGAGGTCGGCCGGCGGATTGTCTGCTGCGGCGCACAATAGCCCGAATTACGGTTATGCGGACTCACTCTCTGCCAAACTTAATTGATTACATTGAATAAGTCTGTTTATCACGCCTCCTACCCGCCACTTTACCCGCCATCTGGGCTAAAAAGGGCGATCGGGCGATCGGTCAACCTGGCCGGCCGCGTCTAGGTGCAGGCGGCCAGAGGGCGTCGGCGGCGAACTCGATGTCAGCCTGGGCGCCGGGCTGGCTGCTGGCTGGTCGGTCAGGCCGTCGCGGCTGCCGGGCGCCTGGCCAGATGGGTCTGAGGGCGGCGTGCGCGCGTGCCTCGCCTTCCTCCCTCCCCCATTTTTTTCTGCTGTTTTGCGGGAAAGGTTGGAGTGGTCTGTTCTGGAGTAGGGGAAAGGCGTTAGGAAGGGTGCTTGTTACAAATTCGGCACATTGAACAATGTGCCGTCGGATTGGTGGCGCTATTTTCTGTGTCCTACATCGTCCGTGGATTCTGACGCATGTTTCTCCTTGACTTTTGCTTGAGCGCGGCGGTAAAGTCATTTTCAGGCTCTGAACGGCCGAAAGGAGCACTTGCTTGAACCTTACCGACCTCCTCGTACCCATTGACCCAGCCGGGTTCACGCCCGCGCTCCGGGAATGTTCAGCTTTGGGCCACGGGGAGGCCGAAAGGGGTCTGGCATGACGAACGAAGGATTGAAGAAAGCGCAGGAGAAGCGTGCTGCGATGCGGGCGGCCGGAATCAAGCCGGAGCATGCGTGGAGGAAGCCGAGATCGCCGGAAGATCAGGCGAAAGTGAATGAATATGTTGAACAAATTCCGATATCTGCGCGCAGCATCTGCGAGAAAGCATTTGAGGGTGACGGTTCGCCGCTAAACGCGATTCGGGCGAAGTGCCTGGACTGTTCGTGCTGGCAGCGGGAGGAAATCACGCACTGCCGGGTATTGCGCTGCCCGCTGTGGAAGTGGCGCCCGTACCAGCCTGGGGCGAAGGATGAACCGGATCCGGCCGAGGCATGAGCAAGTGGTGTCCATCCTGCGAGCGGGAGTTGAAGGAGACGGCGTTCGGTCGGAACGAGACGCTATCGGACGGGCTGGCGGCGTACTGCAAGGGGTGCTACGCGAGGAAGATCAAGGAGTCCAGGATCAGGACTGGACGAGTCAAGGCAGGGCGTGGTGTAGGTAGGCCTAGGGGTAGGACTAAGGGAGGGGTAGGGGATGGACAAGGATAGGGGTGGAATAAGGGATGGTATGGATTATCCTAGCAACGTCTTGGAGGGGTTTGGGACTGGGGCTATGCTGGACCTGAGGGTAAGGCTGGCGGTGGACTTCCTCAAGTCGCCTCTGTACGCGAACGTGGTGGCCGAGGGGGTCGAGCTCGGGACCGAGGACAATCCTCGGGACATTGCGGTCCACGCTTTGGATGTAGCGACGGCCCTCTTGGCTGTTTCGGAGGCGCGCGGCCTGGTCGAGCCTTTGCCTGACGACGACGGGTTGAACCGGCAGTTGCGCTTGCAGGCGGCCCGGACGGCGCGCTACTCGGTGTGGCAGCAGCTCGCCGGGGCGCGGGTGGCGGCGGAGGAGCAGCCGCGGGTGGGGCCGGTCGGTCCGCTTGCCGGCAGGACGTTCAACGGGTAGGTGGGGCATTTGACCCAGTGGGTCATTTCACCCACCTGTGGATAACTCGGCGGATAGCAGGGTTGCCTGTGGATAACTTCTCAGAACCTCCCCGGTGGCTCACCACCCTCGAAGCGGCCGAACTGACGGTCCGGGGAACGGATGGAGGCTTGGCGTGATCGTCATCGGGCTTGACCCTGGCACAACTGAGTCGGCGTGGGTGGTGCTCGGCGACGGGGTGCCGCACAGTCACGCGAAGGAGGTCAACGCGCAGGTGCTCAAGCGCTTGCGCGGGGAGTGGATGCAAGGGCCGGTGCTTGCGATCGAGGACATCGCCAGCATGGGGATGGCGGTCGGGCGGGAGATTTTCGAGACCGTGAAATGGATCGGCCGCTTTGCCGAGGCGTGGGATCGGCGCGGGGGAGTGGTACGTTTGATCTACCGGCGCGAGGTGAAGCAGTTTTTGTGCGAATCGTCGAAAGCGTCAGATAGCAACATTCGCGCCGCGATTATCGATCGCTACGGTGGGCAGGCGGCGGCGATCGGGCTCAAGCGCTCGCCAGGACCGCTGTACGGAATCAAGGCTGATCGGTGGAGTGCGCTCGCGGTGGCTTTAACGGCAGAGGGAAAGCCTGCGCCGCAGCCTCCGATTGTGCTCGGTCCGAAGATTCACGACGAGTTGCCTTTTTGAAAGGAGGGTGAGCATGGACATGGAAACGAGCGATAGGACGCAGGTGCGCGCCCTGGCTGCCGGCATCAACATCACGGCGCTGCGCGGATCAATTGATGAACTGGAACAGGCGTGTCTGCGCAAGATCGATGCGCAAACCACGTTCAACAACGCGATACAGGTTGCTGCTCTGACGTGCGGCATCATTCCCGGCGTGCTATCGCAGTACATCGTCGCGCGCTGCACCGATGCCGTGAAAAAGAAAGCGCAGTCGGCGGCGCAGTTGCAATTGCTGTTCGAGGAAATCGGGTAGTGCCGTGAAAATGCACGGCTGCTCAAGTTCGTTGCTCTCGGCCTACGGCTACGACAAGAATACACTCGACCTTGATATCACGTTCCGCTCAGGTCCCACGTGGCGCTACTCTGGCGTGCCGCTTGATACGTTTCTTGAATTTCTTAGGTCGGGTTCCAAAGGGAAACACTTTAACGCGCACATAAAAGGAAAATACAGGGAGGAAAAGCAATGAACTGTGCTGGAGTCGTGATTGCCGTGTTGTGTGGATTGCTGCTCGCTCACGGGCATATCGTTCTTCCGTTGTTTCTGCTGTTCGCGTTGGCAATGGGAGAATATACGCCGTGAACAATTTTATTCTGGTGTTGCTGATTCTTTCGTTGCCGCTGCTGGCCGTCCTGCTGCTGTTGTTCTACGGGCATTGGATACTGGCATTGGTTCTGCTTGTGTGGGGGTATTGGCCGGTGTCTCGCGGATGAACCGGCGCGGCTTTATGTCTTCCATCCTGGCGCTTGGCGCAGCACCAGCTATCGTACGCGCCGAGTCGCTGATGCGTATTGTCCTGCCAACGTTTGAGGAAACGCTGGCGATCAATTATTACGAAAGAAAGATCGTTCAAGACATTTTCGAAATCTCTCGAAAAGCATTCGTGCCTGGGCTTATCACGCAGATTTACAAAACGACGCCGCTAAGCGTTGCACTGATGGAACTGGCGCGGAGTAGTCCTGAATAATGAGTGCGTCAATCATGTATCGTCCGACTAAGGGCGCAGATAGTCTTGGCGTTAGTTGTCCGAGTGCGTTTCTGGAAGCAATGGAAAACGCTTTTGGCGACAGGCCGTTTCGCCTCAATGAGACTCACATTGTTGCTCTCAATGCAATGGCTGGAGTATTTGGGGACAACAAAGAAAATCCGTACAAGAAACTAATCCACTTGATTGAGAAGCACGGGCAGATTGAAGTGTGGCCGGAATATTGACGTGACCATCGGCGTCGAAGCAAAACCGATCTACCGCTTGAAGCTCAATGCGGGTTGCCATAAATTGCTTTGGTGGCTCTTGTGCAAGATGGGCGAGGACTGCATGGTCACAGGCGGCTGGCGGGCGCGCGCATCGAAAGACATCGGCTTGAACCGGACGCACGTGCAGGAGTGCGCGGACTTGCTTGAGCGCGAGGGCGTGATCGAGAAAGAACCGCAGGCGCGGTGGGCACGCGTGCGAGTTAGCGCGATTACGGGATGAAAGTCTGCTGGTCCTGCAAGAAGGAATTTGACGAATCCGCGTTCGGAATCAATCGCGCGACGAAGGACGGTTTGCATAAAATGTGCAAGCCTTGCCACAACGAGTACGCTCGTGTTCGAAACAAGGCCAATCCGGGAATACATGCGCTCTCAAAAAAGAAGTGGAATATCAAAAACCCAGAAAAGGTAAAGGCGCATCGAAAAAAGAACAGACTGTCACGCCACCAATTTTTTCTAGCAAGATCCAAGAAGTATTTGCAAGAGCATCCGGCAGAGAGGGCCGCGTACACACGCAATCGTCGCGCTCTCCTCAAGGGTGTAAACGGAAAGCATACAGCGGCGCAACTGAAGTCCATGATGATAGAGCAGGATGGTAAGTGCAACGCGTGCGGCTGCGACATCACGCGCAATCCGTCAGCCGATCACATTGTTGCGATGGCAAACGGCGGAAGTAATGACATTAGCAACATTCAATTGCTGTGCAAGTCTTGCAACTCCAGAAAACACACAAAGGATTTTTCCGTGTTCGTTCAATCGCTCATAGCGTCCGCGTGAAGTTCGACATACGCAGGTTCCGCGCTTTTTGCAATCAACTCTCCGTTAGTTCCAAGGAGCAGGGCGTAATCACGCTGGACAAATTGCTTGGCACGCAAGAATATCTGTTGCAAGAGGTTGTGAGAGGGCTTGAGGACGACATTCATTCTTTCGTTTGCTGCAAAGCTCGCCAACTCGGGGTGACTACCATTCAGTTAGCAATTGACTTGTTTTGGCACTATGAGTATACGGGGATGCAGGGCACGCTCGCCTCGGATGGGGAAGAGAATAAGGATATGTTCCGCTCGACTCTAACGCAGTTCCACAATGGGCTGCCGCGTACGCACCGTCTCAGGTTACTTACCAACAATCGCAACATGCTCGAATTTGAAAACGGATCACGCATGTTCATGCAGATTGGCGGCGGTGTGAAACGAAAAGGCGGTAAGGGACGCGGCAAAGGCATCACCTTCATTCACGCAACCGAGTGCAGTTCTTGGGAAGATGAAGAATCGCTTGCATCAATTCAGTCTTCGCTTGCAGAAATAAACCCGCTGCGCTTTGCGATGTGGGAATCGACTGCACGCGGCTTTAATTTGTTTCACGAAATGTTTGTAGAAGCAGAAGATGCCGTAACGCAACGAGCGATCTTCATAGGATGGTGGCGCAATGAACTATACCGCAAAGAAAAAGATTCCAATGAATATGAAGTCTATTGGGATGGAAAACTAACCAGCAACGAACACGAGTGGGCTCAAGCGGTCAAGTTGCAATACGACTTCGACATCGTACCGGAGCAAATAGCGTGGTGGCGCTGGATCGTTGCGGAAAAACTTCACGACCAAGATTACGCCAGACAAGAAATGCCCTGGACGTCGGAGATGGCCTTCATCCTCACGGGAAAAAACTTTTTCAGCCTGACGCGCGTGCACGACATTGCGACTGCGATCGAGGCGGAACCCGCGCCCGTCGAATGCCTGCGCTTTGGCTTCGGTTCTGACTTCATGCAGACGGTGGTGGAGGAATGTCCCGAGCGCACGGCGCATCTTCGCATCTGGGAGCAGCCAGACGATACGGCCTTCTATTCGATTGGCGCGGATCCAGCCTACGGCAGCGCGCATTGGGCGGATAGAAGCGTGGTCGAAGTGTACCGCTGCTACGCCGATCGCTTCGAGCAGGTGGCGGAATTCTGCACGCCAGAAATCACCACGTACAAGTTCGCGTGGGTGATTTGCTACATCGCCGGGTGCTACCGCAATTCGATGGTCAACCTTGAGATCAACGGGCCGGGGGAAGCGGTGCTCGGGGAAATCGACAACCTGCGGCGGCAGGCGGCTATTATGGGCGCTTCGCCGCAGGGAAAGGCACTGCGCGATGTGGTCGGGCATATGCGCTACTTCCTGTATCGAAGGCTCGATAGCCCATTCGGAGGCGGTGTGTACGCCTGGAAAACTTCAGCCGAGACCAAGGACCGCTGTTTCAACACCTTCCGCGATCTGGTCGATAAGGGGCATGCCGTGCTGCACTCCAAGTTGCTCGCCGACGAAATGAAAATCATCGTGCGCGAGAAAGACGGCTTCCTTGGCGCCTCTGGCCGCGGGCACGATGACTGCACGGTGGCGTCTGCGATTGCGGCGGAGAACCACGTGCGCTACTTCATCATGAAGCTAAAGCAGATGGGCCTCACCTGGGCGAAGGAAGCCGACAAGCGGGCGAAGGTGGCGATCACGGGCCGAGCGGAGACGCCGGTTGAGAGTACGCTGAGGAGCACGGTCGGGGGGTACATGGAGAAAGTGGGCATACGGTACGGAGTGAACAAGTGACAAGAGAGGAATGCAAACGAAGACTGCGCGCCCTGATCGCCATGCCGGCGAAGGAGCGGCCATTCTCGCTTGCGATCCTTGAGAAGGTAAGCGGAATCGGCCCCGGTCACTGGTGGCGATACGCCAAGGAATTCGAGGGTATGTACCGGGAGACGTACCGCCGGTTAGATCGCGCGTTCACGCTGCTGGAAAACGGGCAGGTGGAAGCGCGTCGGGTAAGCAAGGCGCGCGGCACCTACGAGATCACGGTGTACGAGGATCCGCTGCCGGAGCAGACGATGCTGACGCGGATCAGGATGACGGACAGGGGGCCGGTGCTCGACTGGGTTGCCGTGAACAAGGCTGCCTTTCCGGTGTTGCCGCCGGTGAACAAATAGGCGTATCGTGCGCGCATGGTCATCCGCGAGTATCGCTGTCTCGGTCATGGGCCGTTCGAGTCGGCGCAGAAAAATCCCGTCTGTCCCGTAGGGGGCTGTACCACGGTGGTGCAGGAGTTCCGCACCGCGCCCGCGGGCAAGTCCGAGCGCACGAAAATCTCCGACCGCGCGCTAGACCGGCTCGCGGCTCGCTACCAACTGACCGACCTTTCGAACCGCAACGGCTCGGTGGGGGCATCCAGGAAGACCCAGAAGGGCATGGAAGCGTTCTGGCAGCCAATTCCGGCCGGCAACGTGTATGAGGTAGGCAAAGGCGAAGTACCACGCGAAGGCTCGGCAGGCGGCGCAACTGCCGCGCTCGCAGGTATGGGCATGACCGATAGCGGCGGCGCAATCTCCGAACTGATGAAGGCGCTGCCGCGGCCGAGGGCGCACCCGGTCGGCCACGAACCAGGATCGGCGCAGGACTTCGACAAGGCACTGGCGAGCGCGCCGTAATGCGTATCCCGCACCAGGACGCGGCGCGTCTCGATTTTTGGCAAGAGGTGTCGCGTGTGTGCATGTCCTCGCGCCAGACGCGATTGGAACAGTACACTCTGAATAGGGCCTATTACTTCTACGGCACGTCAGACGGCGCACCGTCGCCGTGGAATCTGCTCTACAGTCACCTCGACACCGTCACGTCATTCCTCTACGCCAGCGATTCGACGCGGTTCAGTGTCACGATGGGAAGTCACGCCCCGAAGTCCGACCGCAAGCGCACCGGCGCCTTTGGCAAGCTGGTAATGGAAGAGTGGAAGAAGGCGAACGCCGACGTCATTATGCAAATGGCGATCCTGTGGTCGATGGTGTACGACACGACGCTCGTCAAGCACATCCGGCGCAGGAATGGCCGCGTGGACCCCTACGTCATCGACCCGGCCTGTTTCGGCGTGTACCGCGACGACGTGCCCATGCTCGACCGGCAGGAAGCGTTCGTCCATGTGTACTACATGACGAAATCCGACCTTGCGAAGCGCATCAGCCTGCACCCGAAGCGCGAGGAAATCCTGAAAGCGGCCACGGACGCCTATACCAAAAAGGATACCGCGTCGTCAACGCCGCCGATGTTGGATCGCATCCTCCTGACTTCGGGCATCCCCGGCGAAGGCTTGCAGAGCCTCCAGGGCGAAGTGAACGTGAATATCGGCACCATCGCCGACTACGCCGCGCAGCTTGCTGTTCCCGTCATTGAGATGCAGGAAATCTACGTCTGGGACGATTCCCAAGATGATTACCAGGTCTGCACGATGGCAGGCGAGCAGGCGATCGTGTTCGACCGCAAGAACATTTTCCTGCCGCGCTCCAAGGACTTCGAAGGCGAGCACGGCTTTGTCCAGGTCTGCCCGAACCCGCTGCCAGACTATTTCTGGGGACAGTCGGAAGTCTCCAAGCTGACGCCGATCCAGAACAAGCTGAACGAGCGAATGATCGACATCGAACGGCTGGAACAAAAGCAGGTGGATCCGCCTTCTGCCTGGGGCGGCATGGGGCTACCCGACAAGATGGACGCATTCAATTCGCCCGGCGCGAACGTGGCAATCGGCGATCCCAACTTCCGCCGCGAGACTTTCGTGCCGAACATCCCGGAGCACATCTACGCCAGCCTCGCGCGCTATCAGGATTACATGGACACGGTATCGGGATTGTCCAACGTGGTGCAGGGCAGGGGCGAATCTGGCGTTCGCTCGGCGGGGCACGCGGGCAAGCTCCTGACGGTGGGCACGGCGCGGCCGAAAAAGCGCGCGATGATTATCGAGGACTCGCTTGATCAGTCCGCAACGCTGTTCGGGAAATGCCTGTACGTGGGGACGACCGAGGAACTGTACGACGATAACGATGTGCCGTTCATTCCGGCGGAAATGTCGCCAAACTTCACCGTGGGCGTGGACGCGCACAGCAACAGCCCGATCTTCCAAGAGGGGTCGCAGTTGTTGAGCGACCGGCTACTCAAGGCGAGAGCCATCACGCGCGAGCGGTACATTATGCTCAACTCGCCGCCGGCAGAAGAGGCGATTTTGCGCGAACTGAAAGAGATCATCGAACCGGCAGAGGCCAAGGCCGCGCAGCAGAAAATGGCGATGGAGGCGCAGAAAGCCGCGCCGAAGCCGCCTCTGGCATCTGTCAAATAGGAGTCAGTCATGGCGAAAAAAGATAACGGCCTGTTCATGAGTAGCATCCTCGAACACAAGAACTATCGCGCCGGCGTTCGCTTGGACGTTGAAAACGTCGCTACGAACGCAAAGACGATGACCGGCAAACCAGCGTCGAAGCTATCCAACGATGAAATCAAGAAAGCGAATCGGGAGTACGACGATATGCACTATCGAGAGGGGAAAGCGAAAGTCCACAAGAAATAAGGTTGCGATGAACCCTGACGGCAGCTTCAAGGCTCGCCTGCGTTTCAAGGACGGCCTTTGGTGGTCAACTCAAGCCGGGACGATTGGCGTCGCGCGTGGCTGCGCTAATACGCCGCTCGCGGCTTATACGGATATGCGGCTGCTCTACTGCAAGATGCGCGATGAATTGGTAGCAACGGTACGTGAACACAATCGGCAACCATACAGAAAGGTGAGGGCGTGAGCGCGTGCCAATATTGCGGATTCCTTGACGGACATTTCGAAAATTGTGCAGTTGTCCAAGCGGCAGAGCGGGAGTTAGACACCCCTACAATCTCGGCTCCTGCCGAAAATTATTCCATCACGGTCATTGGGAAATGGGGATACCGTGTGCACCATGAAGTTGCCGCTGAAATTTCCAAACTCAGAGACAGCTACGCGCAACTATATCAGCAGTACGGTCCAAAGCCGTGCTGTCAGAATTTTCTGACGTGCAAGGAAGCAGATTGCATACCGAGGTTGAAGAACGAGGTACATCAACTTCAAGCAAAAATATTGTGCAACGAGATTATTCTTGACCGCTTTCGCATGGCAATCGTCTTGCTGCAAGCGGAATGCGATGATGCTGAAAAAGAACTTGCCAAAGCGAAGATGGCAAGCGTAAAGTAATCGAATGGCATACGGCAGAAAGAGATCAGGTCGCGGCAGACGCCGTGTTCTGTAGTAGGGGCGGTCCATCATTCACCATGGAGGGCTTCATCATGGCTAGGCGCAGAGGACGTCGGGGCAGGCGTTAACCGCTTCCACCCCATAGAAAGCCCGGTGCTCAGACCGGGCTTTTTCATTCCTACTTGACGAAACAGTGATTTAGGCACAGAGTCACGCCGGAACGGACCCGTGGGCAGCGGTTTTCCGTCAAAACCAGGCCGAAAGTCCTCGTCAATGCCTCTGCCCGAATCCGCTGCACCCTCACCCTCCCCAGGCGCTGGCGGTTCCGCTACCGGCCCAGGTTCAGGCGGTCCTGGCAGCGCGCCGATGGCCACACCGCAGCCGCAGGAAGGCATCCAGAAAGCCGCCCGCGTGCAGATTCAGGTGGCGAGCGAAATGCTCCAGCGCGAACTGCCGCACTTTCCCTTAGACAGCCCCGAATTTGACGCCGTAAGCAAGGCGCTGTCGACGCTCTCCAAGGCGTTCGGCAAGTCGAAAGACGAAGATCGGCGCCTCTTCCCCGCCGAAATCATGAACATGCTCGGCGCCGTCAAGCCGCCGGGCATGGGCGCACCGCCCGGCCCCGGCTCACCCGCACCACAACCCGCACCAGCTTAATAGGAGCAAATCATGCCCGAGCAACCAGGAATTGGCGTCAGACCGAGCGGACGCGGCATCCGCGACCCGTTGACCAACGCGCAGAACAACGGGCGGGTGGTCAATCCGCCGCGATACCCGGTTTTCGGAGGGTTTTCGTCGGCTACCAAGGCGTTTTTCAAGAACGCTATGAACATCGTCAAACCCGGTTCAAGCGTCAAGTAGGAGCAAATCCATGACCATCGAAATTAAGAACTCGGGGCCTGAAATCGCCGCGGTGCTGATCGGCGATCCGAAAGAACCGACCGAAGTGAAGGTGCTGCAAAACGGCGAAACGTACCATTCGACCGCTTCCACTTTGACCGTGGTCGACGACAGCTATCCGGGCCTGAAAGACCGGCGCGCGAAAGATCAGGCGTTCGCCGGACGGCGCAAGGCCGATCCGAACGTCGATCAGCGGCAGATCAAGAAGCCGGCGGCGCCTGCGAAGGCCGGTGCTGCGGCTCCCACGAAGTGAAAGACGACCGTCCAGACTCGGACAAGCACGCCGAGGCGGACGCGGCCGGCGTGGTGAGCCACACGTCGCAGGGCCAGCCGATTCCGGCCGATACGCGCTTGGCGATGGCGCGGCGCAGTGAAGTTCACGACTTCGCCAAGGTGCGCGCGCAGACCTTGGCAGCCAATGACGATCCGCAACCCATTCCGCCAGCAGCATAGGAGCTAGACCATGCCCCCCTTGGAAGGTAAAACGGATGAGGAGATACGCGCGCTCGCAGCGCTCGCCGATGACGTGCTCTCCAAACCCGACACCGCAGGCGTGTTTCAGCGTCTCGTCAAAAAGAACAATCCGAACATTTCCATGCCGATTGTTGAGCTCGAGGACAAGACCGTGGCCGCGCTCTCGGCGCGCGACAAACGTATCGAGGAACTGGAGAAGCGCGGGCAGATGTCCGACGCCGAGCGCGAAGCGAGCAACCTCTACGAGAACTTGCGCGATGCCGGGCACGTCAGCACGCGCGCGTCATTCTCCGATCTCGTGAAGTGGGCAAGCGAGAACGGCTTCATGACGACGCAGACCGGCCTCACGAAAGCCGCGATGCAGCGCGCAATCGAGCAGGAAGCAGCAGAGCCCACGCCGTCGACGTCGCACCAGCAAGGGTTCGAGCTTGGTCAGGGAGACCTCGGCAAGGCGTTCATGAAAGACCCGATTGGGACGGCGCGCGCAGAAGCTATGCGCGCGATGGACGAGATAAGGAAAGACCGCGCCAAAGCCGCAAGGACGCACTGATATGACAATGCCAAAAGACCCGGAGCGGCGCGCTGCGGCGCTCGAAAAGATGAAGCGCAAACCGCGTGGCACGCCATCGACCGCGGTCAAAAAAATATGTCTCGGCTGCAAATCTGAATTTTCTGTTCCGGCGCACCGCGCAGAACCCGCAAGGTATTGCTCTAGGGCATGCAGGAACGGCCAGGAATCTGTAAGCAAAAACTGCAAAGTGTGCGGCAAGTTGTACACGCGCTACAGTTCCCAATTCAAGATGTTCAAGGACTCAAATTTCTGTTCTTATGCATGCAGAACTATTTTCAGAAGGGCAGAACCATTCACCTTGGATTCGAACGGCTACAAACGAAAAGCCATCGACGGGAAGATCGTCAAGGAACATCGCGTCATCATGGCGAAGATTCTGGGAAGGCCGCTGCTTCCTCACGAAACCGTTCACCACAAGAACGGCGACCGCGCCGACAATTCAATTTCCAATCTAGAACTGTGGAGCAAATCCCAACCCTACGGGCAGAGAGTTGAGGACAAACTAGCTTGGGCATCGACTCTGCTGCAACAATACGGCGTTTCGATTCCCAGTTCTCTTTTCACCGCGCATGAAGTTGCGGCCGGCTTTGCCTTGGGATAAGGAGTCTCGCATGAATCGCTTCCTCAACTTTTTGACGTGGCTGTTTGAACCGGCGTATTTCGCAATCACGCAATACATGATGCGCGTGGGTTTAATGCAAACCGTCGTATTTGGTACAGGAATCGTCCCAGGGGTAGGCGTTGGAGGGGAGTTAACCGCAATTACGAGAAGGGCGTTCATTCCCCGCCTCGTAGTCCAAATCTACAACAACTCGCCCACGATGGCGTCCCTACTTGCCGGAGCGCAGCCCGCTTACGGTGGCGTCAGTTCCATCAGTGTCCCGGTGCAGGGTGCCCCGTTTGTCACCGGTCAATGGTCAGGCTACGACGGCGCGTTCAATCAGCCGTCCGACTTGCAGGGCGCGTTCCTCTTCGAGGGGAATCTGAAACTCTTCATCGTGCCTATTCCGTTCCTCGGGATGGAAGGCATCCTGCAACTCGATCACGCGATCATTCCGAAGATCGAGGCGAAGATGAACGACGCCGGGAACGTAGTCATGGACGTGTTTTCAACCGCGCTATTCAACAACACGACGAACTTGCAGGCGCTGATCGGCTTTCCCGGCGCGATTGACGACGGCACCAACATGGTGACCTACGGCAACATCAACCGCACGCAAAACGTGTGGTGGCAGTCGAAGGTGTACGCCGCAACCGGCAACCCGACGCGGCAAGCACTCTTGCAGTACATCGCTGGCACGGCAAAGAACGGCGGCGAGAAACCGAGTTTCGGCGTGTGCGGCTTTGGCACCTGGGCGCTGCTCGCGCAGGATTATCAGGGCCAAGAGCAGTACGTCATCACGCCGGGCACCGGCTTCGACGGATCAGGCGACGGGCCGCGCTCCGGGTTTGATGCGCTCATGGTGTGCGGCGTTCCGATCTACGCTGACCAGTACTGTCCCGAAGGCATCGTGTATTTGCAGAATTCTAACTATATCAATCTGTATGTGCATGTAATGGGAAGCTTCGCGTTCACAGGTTTTGAAAGTACAATTAGCAACTTCCAATTGGGATATGTGGGTGCATTGGTTTGCATTTTGGAGTTAGCAAATGTAAAACCAAAAGCATCAACCCGCATATCTGGGTTCAATTCGTTAACATTATGATCTCGAAAGACCAATTCCTCGCGCTTGTTGAACCAGTAACCGAAAGCGGTTGCTGGATATGGATGGGCGCAATGAACGACACCGGATACGGTCGTATCTGGGATACCGAGACGCAGAAGGATTTGTCTACGCACCGTCTTTCCTACACGCTTTTCAACGGACCAATTCCGCCTCAGAAGTGGGTGCTTCATCGTTGCGACGTTGAAGCGTGCGTGAACCCGCATCACCTTTATCTCGGCACTACGCAAGACAACACGCGAGATCGTGAAATGCGCGGGCGTGGCGCGAAGCGTGAGAAACACGGAATGTACGGCAGTATCGGTCGCCGCGGTCCAGACAACAACAAGACGAAACTGACCGAAGCCGATGTGCATTTCATCAGGGACAGCAATCTTACGTTGAAGTCTATGGCAGAAAAGTTCGGCGTCTCAATCACTGCCGTTTGGTACGTGAAAAAAGGCCGTAACTGGGCTCACATCTAGGAGAACACGATGGCAATTAATCGCATGGGGGCCGGCGCCTACGACCAAGGCCACACGCCTGTAACCGTCAACCTGACCTCGGGGCAGTTGTTCATGGTCCCCTCGGGGCAGTATCAGGTGCTTCCGGGCCTCTACACGTTCCTCCAATGGTGGGACGCGGCGACGCAAGTTTGGCGCGTGCTGACGACCCCTGCGCAGTCGGCGGGCACGATCGTATCGAGCGACGGGGCGAACTGGCGGCTTGCGAACCTGACCGGGACGATGGTCGGGGCGTCTCTGACTACAGCGGGTTCCGGCCTAACGAACGGCATCTATCCGGCAGGCACGGGGAACGGCACGGCGGCGAGCCCGACCGTTACGATGTCCGCCGCCGGCGGATCGATCGTCGCAACGGTGAACGCGATCGTGGGCGGTGCGATCAATACGACCATCGCCATTACGGCGGGCGGTACTGGCTACACGCGCGCGCCCGTGCTCCAGATCGGACCGCCTCCGCTTGGCGGCGTCCCGGCGACGGCGTTCTGCACGGTGTCCGCCGGCGCGATCAACGCGGTCACGGTGACGAACCAGGGCGCAGGCTACACGGTAGCGCCTCCGGTCACAGTCACGCGCGCGCCGGGCGACACAACGGGCACGGGCGGCGTGCTGACGGTCAATGCGACCTTGGCAGGCTCCGGCGGCTATACGGCGCTCACGCAGGCGAACAACGGCGCGGGCATGACTTCCGTGCCGACGTTCACCTTTGCGCCCACTACTGGCACCCCGGCTGCAACCGCGATCATGTGCTTCACGATCACGACGGGCGTTGCGCAGACAGCGGCATCGAACCTCGGTGCCGGCAACATCGGATTCGCCATTGGCGCACTTGCGACGGCGCAATCCATCAACACGAATCCGGCGATCACCACGGGGCTTTTCGTTCCTCGTCCTGCCTACACCGCGTTTAATACGACGGTGGGCGGCGGCGTCACCTTCCTGGATGGCGGGCTGCACCAAATCATTCCGACCGGCATTGCATATGCGAGCGATTCTAACGGCACGATTTCCGCCGCTGTGACGATCGTGGCGCAGACCGTCGGCGGCGCGGCGTCTGACCTGTCGTACCTGCTGCCGCTGTAAGGTTCCACGTGGATCGAAGGGGCAGACTATGAACGGCATCGGGTGGGCGGTGAAGCAGATGCAAGACGGCGCTCGCGTGGCGCGTTCCGGGTGGAACGGAAAAAACATGTTCCTGTTCCTTGTTCCTGGCAGCAAGTTTGAAGTCAACCGCCCTCCGTTGCTCGGCATCTATCCGGTAGGAACAGAAGTCACCTATCACGCTCACGTGGATATGAAAACGGCAACCGGGGACATCGTTCCGTGGCTGTGTTCCCAAACTGATTTGCTCGCTACCGATTGGGAACTCGCATCATGATCCGACAGCAAACCGTGTTCGTTGCGAACCACGGCGACAAACCTTTCCGCGACCGCTACAACGGCGAGGACTTCACGATTCCGGCGGGCGGTGTCGAAGAGATGCTGGTCGAAACCGCCGAACTCTGCTTGGGCTTTGGCGAAGAGGACAAGACGCGCGTCATCCGCCGGCTCGGGCTCGCCTTCACGCTGGACGACATGCCGAAGGCGCTGGAACGGCTCGGGCAATTCTCCTTCCATATGTCAGAAAAAGAGGCGCGCGCGCATCAACTAATCTCCGGCCCCTCCGTCCCGGCTGGTGATGACGAAACCGGCGCGGGGATGACTGCCTACCCCGCGCCGGGAGTAGCTAACGGCAGGGTCGGTCCACTTCAGAAGCTCGCAGCCGCTCGGCAAGCGCAAGCGGGCTAACAAGCCCGCGCAATGGCGCTAAACCAGTACGTAATCCAAGTCCAAAGGCTCCTGCACGACGCAGCTGGACAGTTTACGAGCGTCGCGGAGATCGGCGACTACGTAAACGCCGCCCGCACGCGCGTAGTCCGCGATACCGGCTGCAACCGTCTGCTCCAGACGCTCTACCTATCGACTGGCGTTGAGGTTTACCCATTCGGTTCCGTGACGGGCTTCCAGATCACATCGCCCGGTACCGGCTACGTCACCGCGCCCGCCGTCACCATCGCCGGACCGGGAGTGACCGGCGGTGTAACCGCGACTGCCGTTGCCACAGTCACGGGGGGCGCGGTGACGGACATCGTGGTGACGAATCCGGGGACGCTGTACGCGAGCACGCCCGCGGTTAGTTTCGGCGGGCCCGGAACCGGCTCCGCGGCAACCGCCTACTTCATCAATTCGAGCACGATTGACTGCGTAAACCTCACGGTGTACTCGGGCAATTCGCGCATCGTGCTTGCCTACCGGGACTGGTCCACCTTCAACGCGCTCGCGCGCAGTTTTGTCGGAACCCCCGGCAGGCCCGTTGTCTTTTCCATCTACGGCTACACGCAAACGTACATCGCGCGCATCCCGGATCAGGCGTACAAGGCGGACTTCGATTCGGTGCAGCAGCCGCCGCCGCTCGTGGATAACACGAGTCTGGAAGTGATTCCGATTGTGATGCAAGACCCGGTGCAGTATTTCGCGGCGCACTTGGCGAAGATCAAGGCGCAGAAGTGGAGCGAAGCCGAGATGTTTTACCAACGCTACAACAATGAAGTCATCAAGGCGATCAACTCGGCGTACACGCGTCGCCTGAAACACCCTTACGCGGTTTCGTGACATGGTGAACGCGCGCGCACTCGCTGCTGAAACGCTAGATCAAGACCTGAGCGTAAAGGACTTCGCCGGCATCAACACGCAGGCGCAGCGCACGGCGATTGACGAGAAAGAATTCTCCTGGCTTGAAAACGTGATGCCGGTCGGGTATGCGAACCTGCGCTGCATTCCTGCGCCGACGCTGGTTGCGACGATTCCGGCGGTGACCATCAACTATTGGAAGTACGCGAATATCGGCAACGTGGATTTTCAATTGTGCTTCAACGTGGGCGGCGGCGGGCACGCGTTGAACCTCGCCACGTTCGCCGTGACCGTGATAGCGGCGGGCGGCACGTTCGTCGGGCAAGTCTCAATCGCGCAGTGGAAAAACGAGCGCGCGCTGATCGTTGCTGCGAACGGATACTGGAGTTGGGACCCTATCGGCGGGCTTGTGGTGCTCGCCTCAATCACCGGGGCGCCTGCGTTCGGCGCGACCATCGCCACCTACGCGGGCCGCGTGTGGGTCGGGTTCCTGCGCACGATCACGTTCTCAGGTCCGAACAGCTATCAGGACTTCACCACGGCGAGCTCGGGCGGCACCTTCATCGTCACCGACGAAACGCTGCATTCGAACATCACGGCGCTTTTCACGGCGAATAATTTTATCTACATCGCGGGGAACACGTCGTTCAACATCGTGTCGGACGTGCGCTTGGGCACCGGCACGCCGACGCCGACGCTTTTTTCCAACACGAACATTTCCGCCCTGATCGGATCGACGCAGCGCATGTCGATTTTCGCCTACTACCGGCTTGTAGCGTTCGTCACCGATAGCGGCTTCTATGTGCTCAACGGCGCGACGCCGCAGAAAATCTCAGACAAGCTGGACGGCGTATTTCGGGACTTGGTTTATCAGGACTTAGTTTCAGGGGGGCCGGCGAACATCTACCAGATTTTGTGTCTCGCGTTTCTGTTTCGCTATAACGATGCCGCGCGCGGCGAGCGGGCGCTTCTAGCGATTCTTTTCAATGACAAGTGGTTCCTCGCCAGCCAAGGCGACGCGCTCACCCTCATTGCGGGCGGCTTCCAGGCGGAGAAAACGGCGCTCTTTGGCACGGACGGCACGAACATCTACAAGCTCTTTTCAGATACCACGGCGCCGATTGACACCAAGATTCAGACGGCGCTCTGGCCAATGAAAGAGCCCACGCGCATGAAGGAAGGCCAAAAGGCCGGGGTCGAAGTCACCACGGTTGCACATCCTTTCTGGTTGAGCTTGTCGCTCGATTCCGACTTCGGCACCGTGCCAGTGATGCTCTCGGCAACGAACACCGGGCAATGGTTCAACGCCGCCGGGCAGTTGGGCGAGTGGATCAATGCGGCGCTGGTCACCGGGGACTGGATATTTTCTGGCTTCAACATTTTCCAGGGCGACGCGGAGTTCAAGGGTCGATATCTTGGATTCACGATGACGTCCAGTTCTCCCGCGTACATCGTCGAAGGGTTCTTGACGCAATACAGCCGCTCGACGGATTGGGCGACTCGCGCACAGTAGAGAATTCACCATGCCAGCACCAGTAACGATCACCACCTTTGCGAACCTCTCGGCACCCTGGAGCCTCGTTCAACTGGATGCGAATTTCGCGGCGCTCAAAGCGGCGATTGCGAGCACGAATACGTTCGGCAATTATCTGGTCGATACCGGCGCTGCGAACGTGTACATCGTGAGCCTGCCTGTCGGCGTGACGGCGGTGCTCGCGGCGGGGCTTGCGATTCAATTCCTCGCGGCGACGACCAACACCGGGGCCTCCACGCTCAATGCCTATGGTACTGGCACGGTGCCGATTACGAACTTCGACGGAAGCGCGATTGCCGCGGGCACGATCCGCTCGGGCGCGGTGGTGTCGGTGGTGTACGACGGAACACAATACAAGCTGGTCGGACAAGCGACGGGCGGGCCGCAGTTTGCCGATAACGAAACTCCAGTTGGCACCATCAACGGCGCGGGCACGGTAGGAAACAAAGTATTCACGCTCGCCCACGCGCCGACGCCTGCGGCGAGCCTGCTGCTAACGCACAAGGACGGGACATCGTACCTTGCCGGCATAGATTACAACCTGGCCGGGTTGACGATTACGTTTGTGGCTGCGTCAACGCCGCAGACCGGGGACCAACTCAGAGCGTGGTATCGCTACTGACCATGAACTTGAGCAGTTTGCAAGATTTCGACATGCAGGACGCGGGTGCTCTGGTGCAGTTCTTGGATTTGAATGACCTCGCGCACGAAACGATTTATGGCGCCCTCATGGAGCAGTTGCAGGTGGTGAGCGCGCATTACCCGCTATTCACGACGGGCGGCATTACCGAGGACTGGCTGAACTTGCACGCCGAGGTGCACGCTTCGATTGCAACGGCGCTCGGGCTGCCGCTACCGGTTGACCTCGATACGCTTGATCCGAAAGACAGCGCGCAGGCCGAGGACTGGCAGCAGAATCACACGTTCGCGCATCAGAGAATCGAGCAGGCGCTCGGACTTTAAGGACAGATCATGGCTACCTTACCTCAACAATCGGCCACGGCGGGCGGGGTGCAGCAAGCCGCTCCTGTTGGCAGATGGGTGATGGTCACAGACAACAAGTTCATTCCTGGTGGTGATGACACTCAAATCTGGTACAAGAACGACGTTACGGGAGCGCTTTCGCAAAACGCTCCGCCTCCTGGGCAGCCTGCGTTTGCTCCGGGGCGCGACGGTCAACCGGTCATGGTCACGGATGCCGCTGGAAAGGTCACGCCAGAGTGGCAGCAACAGCTTTCAGCGAATCAGGCGCGCAACGCTAACCCGTTCGGCCCAGGAGTCGGCGGCATCATCGGCGGGCTGGCGGCGGGCTCGGCGTTCCTGCCGGCGGCGGCGGGCGCACTTGGCGGTGCGGCTGGCGCAGCGGGAGGTTTCGGTGCTGCTCCCGGCACGCTGGAGGCTGCCAATGCGGTAGGGGCGGGTGGTGGCGATGCGCTTGGATCGTTGATCGCAGGCAATACCGCGAATTGGGGCCTTGACGCTGCGACCGCGGGCGCAGTCGGTGGTGCCGCTGGCGGGCTCGCGGCGCAAGCTGCTCCCGGTGCGGCCAGCGACGCCGGGCTCCCTACCGCTGCCAACGCTTCGGCGCAGGGCTTGCCCTCGGCATTGCCGGAAGCCGCCGCGCCTGGCGCCGTGCTGCCTGAAACGGCGCCCACGCCTCCGGCTGCATCGCCGGCGCCGACCGCGCCAGGTCCTCCAGCCGGAACCGCCCCGACTGCGCCGACGGCGCCTGCTACTCCTACCGCCGGCGGGTCCGGTCTGTCGCCACTCCAGACGACCGCCGCCGGCGCATCGACCGCGGCTGCGGCTAAATCTCTGGTCGGTAGCGGCGCAAACCAGCCGGCCGAACTCGGCACCGCTCAGGACTTCATCAACCAGCAAGGCGGATCGTTCAATACCGTGCATCAGGCGCCTTCGGACACGCCCCTATCCGACGTTGCGCCGGGCACCGATACGAACACGGATTTATTCGGAAACCCGATCAGCGGCGCTCCTGGGGCGCCAAGTTCAGGCGTTCCCGGCTTGCCAAGCAATGCGAGCGACCTCCTGAAGCTCGCCCCGGCCATCGGCGGGCTGGCCGGTTTGGCGACATCGAGCAGCAACGCGAATAAGTACTTCGACGAGATAAAGTCACTAGGCGGACCGCAGCGCGATATCGCCAATCAGTTGCTCGCCCAGTACAAGGCCGGGACGATCAACGCCGCCGACGCCTTCAACATCCAGCAGACCAAGCAGGCGGCGATCAACCGGGCGAACGATTTCTACGCGAAAGCGGGCATCCCCGATAGCAGCCAGTTGCAGGGCACGATCGCCAACATCAACCAGCAAGCCGACGCGCAGACCGAGCAGGCGCGGCAAAACCTGCTCACCCAGGGCCTGAACGAACTGAACCTGACCGACAACACCCAGGTTGAGGCGATCAAGGCGCAGATTGCAGGGGATCAAGCGGCGGCGAAGGCGTTGACCGACTTCATGACGATGTTGGGCACGCTCGGCGCCCGACTGCCGGCCACTCAATCCGGCGTTGCCACGACGAAATGAGGCGAAAATCATGGCTCTTGACCAAGCAACCGTCGATTCTGCTGGCCTCGGGCAGCAGTTTGACCGCCGAATCTTCGATCTGGAGGGCAAAAGCGCGGCGCAGGCGGGGGACGTTGCGGACTTGCAGCAGCAGGAATCCGACCTTTCGGCCAGCCGTGCGCAGCGGGCGCGGGATGCCGCTGCGGAGCTAAAGCCGGCCTCGGACAAGCTGAGAGAGGCAGCGCACAAGGCCGCCGACGAGCCAATCCAGAAGGAAGAACGCATGGAACCCTCCCAGCGGCCCGCTTTGGACCCGCAGGAGCTTCAAAAGACCTTCGGCATGCTGCTGGTCGCCTCAATGTTCGCCGGCAAGGCGTCCCGCTCGCCCTACAACAACACGATGACGGCGCTTACCGGGGCGATGAACGGCTTCATGAAGGAAGATGACCGCCAAGTCGCCGAATCGCTCAAGATTTACGACACGAACTTGGCCTCGATGAAGGAACGAAACGCCGCTTTGCAGCGCGACATGGCCGCAAACGACCGGAAAAACAAGAACAACGTCGCCGCGTGGACGCTGGAGCACGATTTAATCTTGGAAAGGTACGATTTTGACGACAAAGCGGCTGGCCACGAGCAGAAATCGCTGTCGGACAAGGTAAAAAGAGGCGAAACCATCCTCAGTTCGACAGAAAAGGCCATCGACAGGCTGACGGTGGCGCGGGCGCAGATCGGCGAGCGGCACGATGCGGCTGTCGAGCGGAAGCGCCACGACCAGGAAATGGAGCAGGTGGCGCGCGAGAACGCCGCCAATCGCAAGGCTGCGGACGAAAAAGCAGGCCCCGGAGCGACCGCCGGACTCAGCGAGCAGTACAACGCGGACCCAGAGTACAAAAAGAAGGTGGATTTCTGGGCGAAGATCGTCTCGACCGGCACGCCGCTGCCAACGCGCTTTGCTCAGACCGTCGGCAAGCAGTTTTCCGGGGACGTGTATTCTGCCGCGACCACTGTGGGAACGGGCGACCCTAGCGATATGGTGGCGAACAAGATTCATCTGCGCGAGATCAACGCAGAGGCGCAGCGCATTGGCACGCAATCGGCGTCCGTTGCAATCGCAAACAAGGAACTGGAGCGGTTCATCCCTCCGGCTGAAAAAGCCATAGATGCCGTGGCGCGCACCGGATGGAAGCCGCTAAACCAGCTTCTACAGGCCGCTGAATCCACGTGGAGCCCGGAGCAGAAGCAACTGGTTGTTGCTAACCGCGCCGTCCAGAACGCCTACGGGGCGCTGATCCAACGCGGGGCGCCCACGGTACATAGCTTGCAGGAGGCAGAAAAAATGCTTGCCACGGCTGATTCCCCTGCGGTCTACAAGGCCGCCATGCAGCAGTTGCGCATTGAGGGGCATCAGGCCGAACTCGGCTTGATCGACGCGCGCGAGGACTTACTGAAACGAACGAAGGAAATCGGCGACAACAAGAACCGGCGCGCGACTGACCCGAAGCCTGGCGAAGAAACTAAAACCATCAACAGCAAGGATTACGTCAAGCGCGACGGGAAGTGGTTCGAGAAATGAAAGAAGTCACCGACCCCGCGTTGCTGGCCGAACTCGGTTCAGCCGGCAGCAAGCTTGTAACGGACCCGGCGCTGATTGCTCAACTTGAGGCTCCAGAGAACGCCGGACCCAAGAAAGAGAAACCGTCCGCGTTGCGTTCTTTCGCTGAGTCAGCCATGTCGAACGTTGGCAAATTCGGGCTCATGGGCTTGCCGATTACCGGCATCATGAAGGGGACGGAAACCGCCGGGAAGCTGCTCGATAGGGCCGCCTACGAAGGCGGGGGGAGGGTGACGGACGCGGCGGCAAAGGTCGGAATGTCTCCCAACGTGGCCGCGGGTGCTGGCTACGCCGCGAACGTCGGTTTGCAGACCTTGCCCATGCTGCTAGGGGGCGAAGTCGCCAAGGGCGCGTCCCCCGCGTTCCAAGCCGAGGGGAAGCGCATGATGCAAAGCGCCCTCAAGCCGACGCTCGAAACGCTGCGAACCGGGAAGGCGGCAAAGGCAATCGACACGATGCTTGAGGAAGGCATCAACGTCACACCCGGCGGCGTGGACAAACTACAGGACAAAATATCGGGCCTGAATCAGCAAATCAAGCAGTTGATTCAGAATTCGCCTGCTACCGTGGACAAGAGCAAAGTCGCCAATACGTTGCAGGATGCGCTGACGAAGTTCGAGAAACAGGTAACACCGCAGTCGGACATCGCCGCAATCCAGAAGGCATGGGACGAATTCTTGAATCACCCGCTTCTTGTCGGTAAGCAGGATATTCCAGTCCAACTCGCGCAGGAATTGAAACAGGGCACCTACCGCTCCCTCGGCGACAAGTCGTATGGAGAACTCAAGGGCGCTGACATCGAAGCACAGAAGACGCTGGCACGCGGGCTGAAAGAGGAAATCGCAAAGGCGGTGCCTCAAGTGCAACCGTTGAACGCCGAGGAATCCAAGCTGCTGAACGCTCTGAACGTGGCCGAGCGCAGGGTGCTGATGGACGCGAACAAGAACCCAGCAGGGCTTGGCTGGCTCACGATGAACCCTGTAAAGTTTGTCGGCTTCATGGCTGACCGCAGTCCGCTTTTCAAGTCCCTCATTGCGCGAATGCTCTACTCGGGTAGTGAACAGATTCCGGCGACAGCCGCGCGGGTTGGAATTGGCGCGTTCGAAGCTGGCAACAACCGGCCTGCGCGAGTCACTCAAGACGACGCGAACCGCGCAGGCATCGGCCAATGACCAAGCCGAAGGCGAAGTCTAAGGGCGTTGATCCGGTCCTAGTGCGGGCAATCAAGGAAATGATGGCCGAGGTTATGGAAAAGCCGAAGGCGGGCGAGAATCCGAAATACTCACTTACCGAGCGTTGCAAGGTGCTCGATCGTTTTCTCAAGGTTGAGTCCATCCGGTTGAACGTGCAGCAGGACGATAGCGCCGGTGAGTTTTTCAAAAACAAGGAGGCAGACGATGAGCCAAATGAATGATATCGGCGTGCCCGATCTGAAAGTGATGTTCGCCTACGCAAAGGTCGGAATCCAGATGCTTGCCAGTCGAATTCTTAGCCTGACGGCGCTTTTCGGGATAATCGCTCTCTCGGCGTATTCGATCTATAATGCATCCTGGATCGGGGCGTCGTGCGTGGCGATTCTGGCAGTTTTCACGTTTATTCCTGCCGTGAAACTTGAATCAAATCGCAAGGAGAATAACGATGTCCAGCAGTAAGCTATCCGCCCCAACTCCGTCCCTTCTGGGCAG